GTACCGTACCTGATTCAATACTTGGCACCTCCCACGAGAATTCCTTAAGTTGCATTTTACCCTTTGCATACTGTTGACTTTATTCACTTTACCTTTTTTTTGCCATAACCGAACCGTATTGGCAGTTGGGATTGGTGCTATTCCTCTAACTGCTGCTGGGGGTGTAGTTGGTGCTGCTGTTTATGGTGCTTTTCAAGGAAAGACGACAGTCGTTACTGCAATGGGAGTTGGCGCAGTGGGTGGGGTAGGAGTTTATAATTTTGTCGGTGGTATGGGAATAGTCGCACCAAAAATTGGTTTGGCGATGGGAATTGGCGCAGTGCCTATGGCAGGAATTGGCGCAGTGGTAGGACTTGCAGCCGTTGGTATTACTAAGCTATTGGGAGAATCAGAAGTCAAAGAAACGCCCATCCAGCTTTTTGATCGGATGGAAGAAAAAGTCCTACAAATGGACTACTACAATGCTGCTATGGAAGAATTAAATTCATTTCTACTTGGGGATGAACTTAATCAGAAATTTGCTGCTTTGGAAATTGAGAATGAGCTAGAAGCTCTAAAGGGTGATTCACGACAATCTAAGCAAGATAGTACGGTTGAATCAAAAGTAACAAATATCACAAACGAATCGCCCCAGTCTTGGAAATGTGCAGGAAATCTGACAGGACATACCGCAGGAATTAACGCGATCGCTGTTCACCCCGATGGCAATACCTTTATGACTGGAGGTAATGATAAGCAAGTTAATGTATGGAATTTGAGAAACCAAAAATGGGTATATACATTTTCTGGACAAGAGGATGCGGTATTAGCAGTAGCCATAAGCCCTGATGGAAAGCAATTGATTAGTGGTGGTGTAGACCGGAAAATTACTAGCTGGGATCTAGGTACAAGAAAATTTAATCGTACTTTCTTTTATTTAAACTCTCCTTATAGCCACAATGGTTTTATAAACTCTCTGGCTTACAGTCCTGATGGCGCGACTATCGCTAGCGGGAGTAGCGATAAAACTATTAGACTTTGGGGAAGATATACAGGAGAACTCAAACGAATATTAAATGGTCACACAGAAGCGGTTTTATCTGTGGCTATCAGTCCTGATAGTAAAACTTTAGTCAGTGGTAGTGCTGATAAAACGATCCGAGTTTGGAATTTGCAAACTGGTAAAGAGCGTATTGTCCTGAGTCAGCATTTAGCCGCAGTAAATACGGTTGTGATTACCCCTGACAACCAAACTATCATTAGCGGTAGCACAGACAGTCAGATTCATCTCTGGAATCTTGAAAGTGGGGAATTGCGCCGTAGTTTAACTGGACATTCAAGAGGTGTTTTCTCCTTAAGCATTAGTCCTGATGGAAAAATTCTCGCCAGTAGCAGCAATGATGGCATGATCCAACTTTGGCATTTACCCAATGGGGAATTGTGGAAAAATCTTTCTGGGTATAGTCCCATTTCTTTTGGCTTTGACGGAAAAACACTTTTAAGCTGTGATAAAGGTGCTGGTATTAAAATTTTGCAGTATCAACCATCTTACGAAAAAGATATATACCGGAAAATAGCTAAATTAGTTCATCCCGACTTGGGGAGGGATGCTTCACAGAAGGAAGCCAGAACCCTCTTAATGATGAAAATAAATCAAGCTTATGAGGATGAGAATATAGATGAAATGCTAAGGCTTTTTAAAAGCTTAAAGGGAAATATGCCTAGTGAAGAAGAACAAATCGAATCTGAGCTAGAAAAGTTGAGGCAATGGGCAGCCAAAAACCCAGTTCCAAATCCAAATCCAAGCCAGCAATTTTACAAAGATCCATCGGACGAAATAATAGCTGAACTGGAAGAACTCAAAAGAGAAATGGGGATGGGGTGAGAAATGATACCTAGAATACAGATAAACCTCTTAGACAATATCTTCAATCTTCTGTATGAGGACGATCGTAGGAAGCACGAATTAAAATTACAAGAGCTTGCGATTATTGCTGATTCTAATTTGCGCGACGAGTTAGCAGTTCAACTACTGGCTGATAAAATTCTTGCACCTGTAGAACAAGCACAATTTCTGATTCAAGATACTGCCAAGCACGCTCAATTTCTGGCTGAAGCTATTAGTTACTATTACGAAGATCATGGAATAACCAAGGCTGAAGCTAAAACCATTAGTAAACAGTTTCGCCTACTTGCTATTAAGCTGACCGAAGGCAACTCACTCCATGAGCTAAAAATTATTTACCGAGCGGTGACGGACTTCCTTGACCAAATATCTATCTTTAAACATCGGGAAATCAAATACTCGATTAGCTATCAAGTTCGTACAGGTATTTTAGACCGCTTAAATGGCTGCATTGCTAATCATGAGAATTTTCAAAGGCGGATGGATTTGTTTAGTGGCTCCAGTCCAGCATCGACACCGGAATTACCGTTTCGGGATTAGGTGTTCGACCGTAAGTCTTGCTGTGGGGCGATCTTGAGCAGATATCGTGATCACGATATCTGCTTTTTATTGACAAGGTTAGCAAAATAGCTTCAAGGATTTTCCTGGTGATCACCTTTCTCAGACTCTTTCTTTAGTTGCTGAATCATAAAGGTGACTTGGGACGACATTGTTCGGCTTTGCTCTTTACAATATCCTTGAAACCAGTTGAGCAAATCCTGTTCTATGTAAGCGGTTAATTTCGATTTACTGGTTACCACAGCCATGCAATAAAACTCCAATCTAGACTTTAACACCATCATCATAACATGGTAAAGCCTAAAAATAGAATTAAAGTGTATTCACTTTGCTGTTGACATGATGGTACTTTAAGGGTACTATGTAAATAACAAAGGCGATCGCCCACCGTGGAAAGTTTGCGATCGCCTTTATCTAACCCATTGACACAGGTCTTATATATTATGTCACAGGCAATCATTAGCTACGAAGATAAATCATTTGAGTCGCTTACTCAGCCTTGGATGGTAATTTCCAACGGCGTAGAGGTAGCACGGTTCTCAACCTACATGCGCTGCTACCGCTTCATCAACTGGCATGGATTTGACTTGGTGGACGAGCAAGAACTAGCTCAAGCTGAATTAGAAGAATATATTGAGACTCAGGCAGAAGAAATAGCGCCAGAGCCAAGACACATAGAATCCAAGATTGAAATTGACGACGTAAATGACACGGATTTCGGAAAGCTTTACCGAGTTTGGGAGAGTTACCACTTCCTTGGCAGTTTCTACCGCGATTTAAGCGGTCAATGGGTAGCTCAACCTTGCAACCATCAGCCAAGACGCTTTGCTACTTCAGAGCAAGCGCAATCTTTCGTAGTTGCTGTCAGGCGCACACTTGTCTTAGTGACTGCATAAATAATTCACCATATCGGGGCGCGTTATGCGCCTCTTAAATAATCATGAGCAATTCTATAGTCCACAATTGGAACGGTAGCCCGATCGCCCAATTATTAGTATCTACCAAAATCGGCAAATTTGATGTTCCTGCTTCATACGTGAACGGCACTCAGATGTGCAAGGCTTGCGGGAAGCTATGGGCGCATTACGCCTCGCTTAGCACCACAAAGGCTTACTGGCAAGCACTTTCTACCGATACGGGAATTCCCATATCTGAATTAGCGATCGCTATCAAGGGTGGTGACGAAAGTGCTAGGAAAAATCAAGGCACTTGGGTTCACCCAGAAATCGCCATTGATTTAGCTCAATGGGTAAGTGTTGAATTTCGCATCTGGGCAAATCGCACATTAAAACAAGCAATAGAGCATGTCAAGCCACAACCGCAAACATTAACGCCGATTCAGCTAATTGCGGCGATGGCCACACAGATGGCAGAGCAGGAAGAGAAAAACAAAGAATTGGAAACACGGCTAAAAGCAGTTGAGGCGGAACAGGGTAGAGTATCCGAACCCTGTGGGATGAAATATGCTGTTGTTGGCTATGCGAATCTTCATGGATTGCAGATATCTGTACAAGTCGCGTCACAGATAGGGAAGAAAGCATCAAGACTTTGCAGAGAACAGCGGATAACCATCGAGCAAATTAAAGATCCGCGCTTTGGGAATGTGAATATCTATCCTAAATCCATCCTGGATCAAGCCTTCTCAGAACTTGCAGCACTTACCTACACATCTACCAAATCCTAGCCACAGCCATGAAATTATTTCCTTTAACCACTCTCCCAGATCGCAAGTTCGACATAGGCGATAGAGTATTTTTTGAGATGGAGGATGGAGTTTTCCCCATCACTTACATTACAGAATGTACGGTCTTTGGCTACCAATACCAGCATCCACTATGGCTAAATTCGTTTTGTAGTGAAAATACGATAAATGCGACTGGATGGGTTTATGCGGTAGTTGCTACTTCTTCATGTAGTGATAGTCTTGACAGCAAGCCAAGGGAGCCATACAAGGACGGTATTCTCTTCTACTGTAAAGAGTCGGAATTACACGCGACGGTAGGACTTGAGCATTGTGATATAGAGTTTAGCGAAGAGGCTCTTACACAAATTCTAGGTAAAACATTCGCTAAACTACTCAGAGAGAGTTTTGTTATTATCACAGGAGTCACCGGATGTCCTACCACTGTTTCGATTGATTGCACTCCTGAGATAGCAGTAGAGATTCAGAAGAGATTACCAACGATGATCGCAGCGCTGGAGAAGAATCACATTTTTCCAGGGTCTATAAAGATACAATCGAATAAACAGATAACTTGTATTCCAGTCGGACAACAGCCCTATCACAGCTTTCCAATACAAGTAATTACGGAATTATCACAAATGCAAGTCGAACAGCAGATTCAATCTCAAATCGCCGACAGAGCCAGTCAATATAGCAACTTGATCAAAGGTATCGCGCCTTCTGTGGTAGCAGTTACCTTGCATGATTCAGACCCTCAGAAAGACTTTATTTACCTTGATATTGAGGTAGACGATCCTCGACGGCTCAATAAACAAAAACCCGAACTAATTGGTAATGGCTGTACTATTGTCGCCCCTTCGATTGGTGAGGCTCGCAAGTATTGGATCGCCAAAGCTATTAGCAATGGTGAAAATGTCAACTACTCCTATGTCTACGATGACAAGGACTTAGGCATAGTCTTCAAGTTCAAGGTAGATGTTATCTTTTTGCCTGGCAAGGAAGAAGTAATTACCATCGTTAGTGACTCTTACGAATGGCAAAGAGAATTCTGGCGGAACTACCAAAAGTAGCCTTAACCTTCTGGTAAATTTACCAGGAGGTATGCTCCTAAACAAAAACCACTTCTAGGAGTAGAGGTGGTTTTTGTTTGTTAAATTATTAGGTAATGCAGCTTCATTTAGAAGCCACATTATTGTTTACCAAGATGCTTCCATTTCTAAATTACCCTAGCGATAATCCGAAGCTATCAGAGTTTTTGGGGTGCACCGTATTCTCTTGTCCCTAAATATTCGTGCTACTTTTGGTGTAATTTCTTTTGATTTTTCGCTTAATTCTAAGAGGTTAATTTCATCAATTGAATCCCAGTCCGATTCGTGGATTACACATCCGAATCCAACCGGATCATCGTAACAGTATATCTTCTCTAGCGTGATACCATCAATAACAAATTCAGTGCTGCTTGTTAGTTCTTCTCTTTCTTCGTGATGCAGTTTTTCCAGTAATTCTTGAATCGTTCCAATTCCCTCGGAGTCACTGGATTCACTGGATTCAAACTCAATCCCAACATAGATTTTGGTGGTTGCTCTGTGTCCCATTTTATTTTTCTCCTATTTAATTTATATTGCTCATTTTACTCAACCTCTGTGTCCCAAGGATTGTGGAGTGGATCTGGTAGATTACCAAAGAATTTGGATAGTTTTTCTACAGATGCGATCGCTAAATCATGATTACCCGCAATTTGAATCAAATGTGGGTAATCACAAACCGGCGCACACATTCAAGAGCCTCCAGCACCTCTTTGTCTGGAATCTTTAAAGCGATAGAGTTAAGCAATTCTAATTTTGCCTTGACCTTATCCCTTTCAGACTCTAGTTGCGATCGCTCGTTTGAGACTTTTATCAAGCACGCACACAGCTCATCTATTTTTTCATTAAGTTTTGCATTTTCGGCTTTATCCTGATCTGCGTTACCAGTAGTTACACCAAATCTTGCACCATTCAAAAGACCATTTACCGCGTCACTAGCAGTAAATCCTGTGGTTGATTCTTTTGTTTTGATTGGGTAACTCATGACTTTATCGATGAACCTATTAAGAATAGCGATCGCTTTACGGGCTGAAAGCCATCCCTCTGTAGTTAGCTCTATTGATGGGTTTGATCTGCGAGGAAAGATCATTACTGTTGAGGGACTTTTAACATAACTGGATAAATCATTCAAAGCTTTTTCCGTAGCTTCATCCAGTACCATTGGATCTATCTCTGCCTTTAGGTCTGCCACTAGCTGCCTCACTCGATCCCTCTTTTGGGGTAACTTAATCCATTCAGAATCGTCAATAATTTCCTGTATGGAATTAATCGTTTTGCGGATTACTGCGCTATTTTCCCTTGCCTGCTGGGTATCATGTACTCTGCGAGTTGGCGCGTTGCTTAACGCTTCTAGCTTTGCGGTGCTTCTTAGTTGCTTAATGAGTTCCTCATTATTCAAGACACCATCTACCGCGTCTTTAGTTGGACAACTTGTAATCTCGTTAAGCAGGAAGATGAGACGATCAAGATAATAAATACCGTGCCAAGCTTCATACTCTTCATTCTCTGAGATACCGTAAGCTTCGCTGCCTTTGATGTCAGTTACTTTTCTGTAGAAAAAATTCAAATGGCCAAGCGCAGTCCAGGCTTTTTTAACATCGTTGTTATTGATGATAGAATTAATCTCCTTCCTTTCACCACTTACATTCATTTCTTCCATAATTACCTTGTTAAATTTTCAACTCAGGCTTGATTAATCCAAGCGCGATTTTGGTTTTGCGCTCCGATAGTTCAGCCATTTCTATGGCTGCGTATAATTCTGGAGTGGGATTACCTTTCTGGAGTAGTGATTCTAGAAAATTCTTAATCGCTAGATGATAATCCAGGACATCAAACTCATTACTGCTTTGTGGTTGAGCCACCGATTGAGGTTCTACAGGAAAAGAGTGGACATTCCCGTAGATAAATAACCATTCTTTAATCTTGTTCGGGTCTGGCTCGTGAGAATAGATTATTGTCAGGATTAGATTTTCTATTCTCTTCAATGCCGTAACTTTATGGTCTAAAAGCATTACGTAGCAATCCAGCTTTTTCTATCATTTATTGAGTAGTATCTTCTACGCTCTCGCCTAGCACTAAAGAGTGCTTTCTTCCCACCTAATACCACAGCGTGAATTACTTGGAAACCCACACTTGTTATTTTGCCTATGGTTGCAGGCTGCGTTGATAAGTAATCAACTACGACAAAATTACCAGTTTTAAGCCTCATCTTTTTTGATAATCCAATGATTTTTATTTTCTAGCCCGTAATACTTGCCGTCTTGGGGTATGGGGTTGAAAAGTTTTATTCCGGCTAGAGTTAGCACCCGAATTACTTGTAAATCAGCACTTACCACGCCAGCCGGCTGATTAAATTCCCCAGAGCAATAATCAACATTGTCACCAGTTTTAATCTTGCTCATCTTCTAGTCCCAAGGCGCTGATTGTTAGCCCGGAGAACTTGAGTGCGATCGCGTTCTCACAACCCTGAATTTTGTCTAGCCATTCATTTTTAGCTTGAACTACTTTTAGCAGGAAAGAAATGATTGCAGATAGCTTCTTTTTGAAATCGGACATTTTACACCTCTAAATTAAACTGATCATCAAGAATACAACAGTTGTCTAAATCTGGAATAATTACCCTCTTTCCATTCCAGCGAGTATTTGAATGATCGCCTTTCTGCACTAGGGCAAATTCAAATTTAAGTACATTTCCTTGGGCTTTGGAATTGATAATTATTGAGTTTTCACCAACGATTATCGTCGGCTTGCATGGCGCTTCGGTTTTGGATTTTAGGAGTTGATCGATTGGCGCGATCGCCACAGCCCAGCCAGGGATTTTACCCTCTTCAGCTAATCGGAAAAATGAGTTAGCTGCATTAGCCGGAATCCGCTCTCTGTCTTCTTCTGGTAAGTGATAAAAGAAGTCTTGGGGTTTAGTTGGCGCTGATTTGGGGTCACGGTTTGCGTTGATAAAGCAACTGATTAGAGTTGATATCCCCAATTCCTGCAAATGCAATTCTTCTTTGTGAAGTCTGGAGCCTTGAGCGAGAGCATCAACTATAAGGTAGGTTGGCTGGAATCCAAAGTTTGCGGAATTGAATCTGGAGTCGTGGGGCCAGTAGTGCTGGACTCGCCAGAAGATTGCTCCCCAGTCTGGATCGGTTGGGGAGTCTGCGGGTTTCCCGCTTCACCTGTCGCGGCTTCTGGCTCAGACTTTGTTTCTTCCTCGTCTTTGCGCCACCCACGTTCTTCGTTTTGGGCAAATTCTGCGATTTCTTTCACCAATTTGGGGTGTATTTGAGTAATATCTTGGGTGTTTTCAATAGTCCAATCATCAAGTCCCAGGCGAAATTTTATCAGCGCTGTAGCCGTAACATAACTGCGTTGTTTTGGATTCTCTGTGGCTAAATCCTGAAACTTTAACACCTCTGGAATATGGGATGACAAAGCATCTACATTGCCATCAAACAATAATTGAAATGCTTGCCCTAGTGGAATTGCTGATTTACCGGCTATTTCTGAAGCGATTTCTAGGGCGATCGCCCGCACGTCTGGAATATCAGCAGTATTATCCTTGATAAAAATTCTTTCGTTAGGGGTCAAGTCCCAATACTTGGGAAATTCAATTTCTCCAATATTTGAATCGCCCACTACAACTTTTTCGTACTCTTGGGGAGTAGTCTTAAACGGTAATCTAGAAGCCATACTCGGAACTGGTAACAATATTGTAGAAATTCCCAATATTATTATGGAATTAACCACAGAACAGAAGTTTTCGATTGCGTCCTACAGGCAGAAACTGGAGTTAATGAGCGAAGAGGACGTGAGGCGATCGCTTGTCAAGATGTACGAGCAGCTTATTACTTTAGATGTTAGGCATAAACAACAAGTAAAGGAGAAGTGGGGTTTGTAAAGATAATTTAGTTTTTCTTGTAGTAAGCTTTTTCCCACCTATCAAGCATGTCATTGATATATTTGCTAGAGCATATGTTTGTCCACGCTTCTTCATCTGCCGAGATCAGATAATATCTAAGCTCTTGTGCTTTTTTGATCCAATCATCCTTTATCCGACCATCCCTGTCCTCAAAATTATAAGGAATACGCTTAAGCGTCCTAATTGCTCTCTCTAGCATTGGTATATGTCTATCCCTCTCTTTGCTAGAGTAAGTATGTTTATTAAGACATTCTTTGATAACTTGTGTAGCTAGGTGATTAAGAACTATGGCTATTAATTTATTCATTGTTATTCTCATACCTAAATACAGAAATTGGGAAGCATCTTAATAAAATCTTGCTACTGCAAAACCATGTCTCCAGAAGCACAGTTTCTTAAAGTTATTGCTACTTGGATATATTATGCGGTCATCCTCTGGTGGGTAATCCCAATAGCGATCGCGCTTGTAATGGGAGTAAACCAGCGCATCAAAGATACGGAAAAAGCGGATCAAGAGTTCAGTGATTAGTCGAGTTCTGGTAAATTTACCAGAACTCATGACCACAAAACTATCCACAACTCCCACAAAACATCACTAAGGGCGTAAAGTTTGGTCTTAACACCAAATAGCGCGGCTTCTAGAGCTAATCGCTAGCGATCGCTCTTTTTGTCTTAGCCTGAGCATATGAGCTGCGATAAGATCCGCTAACAGATGGGCTGCCAGGATTGAGGGATATCCCTTGCTTGTCAAAGCCCATAGGACGCAAGACGTTATCAACCACCCAATCATTAGCCTTAGAAAAATCACATTCTCCGTTAATAGCGTAGTAATCTCGACCATCTTCAGAGACAATCCCTATCGAAATTAAATCAATTGTTCTACCGTCTTCAATGAATTCTGTATCAAAAAAATATTTCATAATTCTTTGTAAGTTACGCAGCACTTTCCAACAGCATCCGATCGCGTCCAACCAACTTTATAGCGGATTCCCTAGTATCTTCAGGTAGTTTATCCCTACCAATTTTCAGGGCTTCGACTAACAAAGCTTTTAGGCAATCCTCGCTTAAGTATTGAATGATTAGCGCGATCGCCTCTTGTAAGTCCTCAGATAAATCAATAATTTCAACATCAATAATTTCAGTTTTCTTGATTTCTGGAAGTTTTTCACCTTCCGAAATAAGTTCCCTGTTGAAGAACGGAACTTCATCACCAGTAGATGTCCTGCCAATTACATAATCATTATGCCTTTTGACAACTTCTACCTTTTCACCGTAGTTGGGATTATCAATCGAGGCAACTACTAATACCTTTGGCTGTTCAGGTTCTAATGGTAGTTGTAATTGCTTTGGTTGACTCTCAGCAATAGCGGCGACTATTTTTAGAACATCACGTATTGATGTGAAATTTTCTTCAGAACGGAACCGCGATTCCGTTTTACTGTTTTCTAGACATTCGCTAATTCTTTGCCAATTAGAAGCAATACTTATTAATTGTCGTGCGCGGCGATCGCTAAACTTACAGTTATTTTTAATCCAGTTTGTAAACTCGCCATGAGGAAGTGAGTTTTTAACTTTTATCAATAAATCCCCTGTCTCTTTAGCCAGTTCTACACCGCGCTTCATGAATTGAATACCTTGTGAGAAGGCTTCTTCTGATTCGGTATTTAAGGTGTTGATCTGTTGGGCGATCGCACCCACATCAATTTTTTCAAGCATCTTCCCTCATAGCAATTTTTAGTTTGGCGATCGCCAGTTTTAGTTGAGCTTTAACAAATTGGGGAGTAAGTTGCAATTGTTTTGCTATTTGTTCATCAGTTCGGTTATTGAAAAACCTCTCGACTACAAATAATTTCTGTTTTGGTGGCAACTTTTCCAGATTCTTCATTAACATTTCTTGCTCTGATTCTTCCCCATCCGCAACTTGAGCGGATGGCTCAAAAATCATCTCATCCAAACTAACTGTCAAACTCCCGCCAATACGAGACCACTCGTCCCATTGAGCAGGTTTAACTCCTAATCCTGAAGCGACTTGGCAAGGCTCTAATTTTCTCCCTAACTTGGCGAATTGCTCTCCCACTCGCCGGACTTTCGACTTTCCTTCTAACGCAGTTCGAGGTATTTTCACTTGTTGCCATTGACCTCTTAGGAAATGTTGCATTTCCCCGTCAATGTACGGTATCGCAAACGAACTAAATGCGTTTCCGGTTTTAGGATCAAATCGGTCAATAGCTTTCATCAATCCAATTGAGGCGAGTTGGATTAAATCTTCAATTGGTTCTCTGCATGTTCTGGATTTCCTGTGAGCGCGATCGCGTGCTAGATTTATGTGCCTGTGAAAAAGCTCATCTCTCTGGGTTTTGGGAAGCATAAAAGCACTGGTAACTGTTAATCACCAGTGTATTTTATTGCCTATTGATTATGCCAGAAAGTTACAAAGTCGAAAGCTTTTTACACTACCTAGTTTGGTTCTATTACAAGGTAGTTTTACCACTCAAGAATCACTTAGGGGTTTTATTTGGGCTGATAGTTCGACAAAAGGGTTTTTTGAGATAAATAACTTAAATCTATGGTCAGAATTTTAAAAGGTGCAGCGAGTATCGCATCTGATGCGGTTTCTAAAGCAGTTTCGGCAGAGCTAGAGAGTCTAGTTGATAAAGGCTTTAGTAGTATTGATGAATTATTTGCCTCTATTCAGGCTGCTTATGGTGCAGTTCAAATGAATAAAAATGGTGGTGAAATTTTGGTCAAAGCTTTACTTGGCTTAAGCGCGATCGCAGCAGCCGCAGCAGTTATTATTCAGTTGAGCTTGGCAAACAAGTCAGAAAATAAGTCCTAAAAACTATGAAGTTGCAAACCTATTTTCATAGAGGCTTTATTGACGGATTCAATGGTTGTCCCGACCTAAAGTTATCCCATATTTCCATCTACACGTATGGGTATCAACAAGGCAAAGACCACAAAACCAATCCACTATCGCTAATCAAAACTACTCTCAAGAGATTGGAGATAAAAGAAAAAGTTTCAGGGCGATCGCGCTGGGGAATGGAGAATATCCCAGATTAATAATTTATGGATTACAAAGCTTGGGTTCACCAACGACAACTTTCATCTGATGAATTCATAGACGAACTCGCAAAAGTGCCTACAGAAGAGCGTTTTAATCTCATAGCTGGAATAATCAGCAAGAAAATAGTTTCGGATCACCGTAAAACGATAGACAGACTGCTGGTGATGAGAAACAAACACTTTACAATCCCTAAGTAAATACTTCAACATCTTTTTAGCGATCGGCGATCGCACTTGAATTGAACCTTCTGGTAAATTTACCAGAAGGTTCAATAACCCCAGCTAACCTCATCGCTAATTCCAAAGCCTTGAGTTTCAATTTGAGCGAAGGCTAGAACTACTGCATCACCACAATCGGGCGATCGCCCCAGCCTCTTCACGATATCGGATTTTAATTCTATTTGTATTTGTGAACGAGTAGTCAATTTCCATCTTGGTGCTGTTAGATCAGCCAGTAGCTCTGGGTCATCAGGTAATACAATTTCCTGACCACTAGCAGGATCTAGAAGCTCTCGAAACTTCCAGTACCACTCAGCCCGCTTATTGATAAATCCGTGGATTCCGGCTTTATCCTTGAGATTAGACTTCTCCGCAGCATTGGCGGCGAAAACATTCAAGCCACGTTCTACACAAGAATCGTAAGGACTAGATCCGACCCCACAAACGTCGATATTTCCGTAGGCTGAAGGTTCTAATAGTGAGAAAAATAATTCAGCGATCGCACTCCCATTAGGCGTAGATTTACCAGGATATTTTCTCAATGGAGCAATAACATTTCCATATCTTGGAGCAAATACAGTCTTAGCCGCACCGCCCCTAGCAACGTCACAGCCTAGAGCAGTCATTGGTAGTTGAATTTGGTGTGAGTGCGATCGCAGCATGGCGGCCCTTACCCATTCAGTTGGTAATACTTGCCATTCATCATCTTCAATACCTGCAACAAAATCACCGAGGAGCATCTGCGATCGGAGTGGCTCTGGCATTGACATCAATACGGACTTATAGCCAGTTTTGACATATACAGGATTGTCATCAACGCGTGCAGGGATAAAGGTTCGACTTCTAGGGATTAACGGTTCGTCAAATCCGGCAACCTTTACCGGTTCAGGACTGCTAACCTCTACCTCGCGTCCTTCTGGGGAGGAGTCGTCGGCGATCATCACAAAGTAGCGCAACTCTCCAGGCTTGGCAGGGTTGGGATGTTTGGGATCTAGCCACGGACCCCAATACTCGATCACCCATCTACCTTGTGCCGTAGTTGGGGGATTTCCAGTACAAATTATTCTAGTTCTTTGGTTGAAATCATCAGTTCTATTCCATCCTGAAAGTTTCTTATAGAGATTTTTGCTGAAGTGTGTAATCTCGTCAAAGGCTTTTAAGTCATGCGGCCGCCCTTGGTACTTCTCCCAGTCATCCTCATACTGGCAAGCACCAAATTCTAAATATTTATTCTTACCTAAATCCCAAATTTTCTCAGTTTTATTATATTTTGCAAGGTGCGATCGCTTGGAAGAATTTATGATTTGGCGCGATCTAGAAATGATTGCTTTTAGCTGTGGATATTCGCGTCTGAAGATAATTGCATTAGTATGAGCAGTAAGCGAAACACCTAAAAGTAAATCAGTTTTACCCCCACCAGTAGGGGTCTAAAAACCAGCAGCCCCGCCATAGAAAAGTTCATCGGCGGGGGATAAATAAGCCATGCTTTGCGGTCCTGGAAATGGTGACCAGATGGGTTCAAACTTGGGTGGCGATTTTGACGTAGAATCACCAACCAATTTATCGATTTTAGCGATCGCTCTGTCTATCCTGCCCAGTGCTTCCAGCATTTACATCCCTATTCCATCTTGGATGCGGCATTCCTGATGTAAATCTACCCGTACTACCAGTAGACTCCGCATAACTAGCGATTCCCATCCTTTTGCGAAGGCGTGAAATCGTCGTTCTTTGCACCCCAGCAATTTTCGCTAACTTGTGATCTGGCATCCTACCAAGAGCATCAATGACTGACGATGGGAATTGCTTGCGATTCCATCCGGCCATACTCGGAATAACGAAATTTTGCTGAGGACATCTAGAAATGCTTGATTTCATGCGATGGTATTCCACTGTCTTGCGATCGCATCCAAATTCTATTGCTAAATCACAATCTGGCTCTTTCCCTAATCGATTTATCATTTCATCTGTCCAATCGATTTTCTTGTTGTTTCCCGTACCACCGCATTTACCACTTGCAGTATTAGTCAAACGACAAGTAATTCCAAGAAAATCTATCCAGGACTGCTCAGTATTCTGAATGTCTTCGATCGATAAATCGACCAATGTCGCTAAAGCGCTAATTTTTGGCTTAAAGCCAGAGTCCAATATCTTAGCTATTCTTCTACCTTTTGCTGTTCTACGTTTTCTACCATCTCTCACATGAGAGTAGAGCCTGTAGTTCAGCTTCATAGAAGTTCTGCCAACATAGAAGATTTCATTGTTGACAGTAGGATCTATCAATGCGTAAATGTAGGTGATATTATTCATGGTGTTAGAAAATAAAGATTAGCGGTCAATTCAGGCTTTCAACTAATGAATTTGCCGCTAATCTTTATTTTCGCATTAATCAGGGCTAGAATCAAGTCATAGCAAGGATTAGAGGTTAATCATCATCAGTTTTGAATATTCTTTTGTCTAGCACCTGCTTAGACATTTCAACATCAGCTATAACTTTAAAAGCTTGAGCCATAGCTTTCATGGTTTCTGGGCACTTTCTATCAGCCTCTCTACCAGCTTCAGAGATATAAGAGAGGATTGCGACGAGTGCCTGTGGTATCTCAGATGCCCAAGCGTCTGTTCTATCCTTTTGCCTTTTTGCGAAAAATTCCGCAAGTAATTGATCTTCCTGAAGCAGCGATCGCCATCGTTCAATAGTTCTAATGCTGACATCCCACTTTTTGGCTGCTGCTTTATCGCCCATTGTCAAAGCATCAACCAACACATAAGCAGCCCGTTCGTAGTTAAACTGTCTAGACAATTCTATAAAAAGTGACTTAATGACGCTAAACGGCGGATTCTATGCCTTAGTATTCCTTACAGCGATCGCAACCCAAGGATGGCGCATCTTGGACTTTCAATGGGAATATAGAATCGCCTACATTTCAGCCAAGTATATTGCAGCGACTTAGTAGAACCGATGGGACAAAGCCAGATAAAATCTGTCACATATTTGTCACTAGTGGAAAAATCCAATTCCTAAATGACTGCACTCACGAATTGGCGGGACAAACAATTGACATGAGAGATGTTGAGCCTGGAGCATGGTAAGTCAGGAATTATTCAGGAATTATTCAGGAATTATAGGATGCAATCTTAACTGCACAATCATGAAGGAATACTTAAAAGCATTTATACACAATTGCATAATTCATCCATTAATGATGCTGCCTTTTCTGTCATCCGACGACGCTACCTTGATGCATGATAGAAACGCTCGATGGGCTTATGGCGCGGTTCCTTTTGATGAATTATCCATAGAGTCCATCTTATGGCTAAACAATTTATCGCCTAATGAGTTGCTCCTACTGGAGAAGCAGGTAGAAGATAGGATGCAGAAATGGGGGTTATTCGGATTCAGGAAAAGCGATCGCGCCACGCTGAGGAGGAACCTGTGATCTCGCCATATGTTGCGCGCCAACTGTTTGTAACATTACAATCAGTTCGTGAGAACCAGGAAGAAGCCTTAGCAGGAACAATTGGCTTATCTATTACCAGTCCCTCTCTAAGTTCTGGATTCGAGAAAGGTAAAGAATACTACGTGGATTTTATCCAATTAGCTTAGTTAGGGCAATTTGGCGATCGCTTTCCCAATTATTCAAGCAACTAAGAAAATGGCTCAAAGAAGAATAAAAGCACCTGTGGCTTGGATGCTTTTGAAATACAAGAAAGTCCAAGCACTGGGAACATCTCGCACTTGAATTGAGTTCTGGTAAATTTACCAGAACTCCCAAAGGGAAAATTAGCAAAGTAATCCCTTCAAGTAAGTATGGCGATCGCTGCAAATCCCGGAGATGTAAATTCCCCCAATTATGTTCACCCACTTGTCCTTGATTACAGATGGGAAATGGGGTTTTTGAAAGAGGTCTGGGATGGGTTGCGAGGGGCTGGAGTAAAGGGAAAATATTGCCCGAAAGAAGAAAGGGAACCGGGAAGAGCATACCAGCAAAGACTGGATCGCTGTAGGTTCGACAATAGATTCCAGCCTGCCATTAAAGATTATTCTGGGCTGTTAAGCGTGTTTACTCTTAATGAAGATACGCCCAAAAGTATTATTAGTAATAAAGAAAATATTGACCAGCAAGGTAGTAGTATCTGGACTTTTTTGAGTGAAGCAGACCAGATGGCACTTAGGGATGGGTGGTGTGGAATCTACGTGGACTATCCTCCGACCGATGAAAATATCCAAAGTCAGGGCGACCTACTGGCGAGTGATAGACGGCCTTATTTAGTTCTAATTGAAAGGGGAAGTGTAATCAACTGGGATTTCGAGTATGACATCAATGGTAAACCGGTATTGAAGATGCTGGTTTTGCAAGAAAGCGTATTTGTTAGAACTGGTAAATACGGCCATACTTTAATCCAGCAATATCGGGTTTTATATCCTGGCAGTTTTGAGGTTTGGGGACTTGTACCAAGTCCAGAAACTCAGAACGTTTCTGACACAGTTTTAGAATTGTTCGAGGCTGGAGAAACCAGCCTCGAGACAATTCCATTTGTTTACTACTCAGTTTCAGGTGGTGGATTATTCCAGTCCCCAGCACCTTTCTTAAATCTGGCTTTATTGAATGTTGAACATTACCAAAAGCGCAGCCAGAAAAATGAGGTTTTGAGAAAGTGTAACTTGCCTGTTCCTGTTCGCCGTGGTGCAATCAGAGATCCTAAAACAAATCAATTTCCGCCACTAATAATAGGTCCTAATTCGTGTGTCGATGTTCCCGAAAATGGAGACTTTTTCTTTGCTGAACCTTCAGGAGCGGCTATAGCCTCTACTAGCGAAGACATCAAACAATTAGAGTTGGCAATGGATCGCACAACATTGGATTTTTTAACTAATGGTGATGGTCAGAAAACTGCGACTGAGGTGATTATTGATAGCGCCAAAACGGGAGCCAGTTTAACAGATATGGCTCGGAGAAAAGAAAGCGCGGTTCAAAGTACTTTCGAGCTTTGGATCGCCTACACTGGCGAATCTGAAGGTGGAGGAATCACGATGGATGAATCCCTGCTGCAAACTCCAATGTCGCCAGAAGAAATTGGACAAATTACTAATCTTGCTAGTCAAGGATTTATCAGCCAAAAAACATTACTTACCACCTTGCAACAAGGGAAGATTCTATCGAAAGATTTTGATGTTGATGCGGAATTAGTAGATACACAGCAAGTACAGGAGCCAGATGATCCAGAAAAAATTTATCCCGAAGGGGAAGCCGATGAAATTGAGCCAGCTAATGAAAGTGGCGACTATTACCCCCAAGAACCTAAACGAAGCTATTAACAGAGCCCACCCATCAATAAAGCCATTCCTAAATGCTTCAATTCGATCTTAAATCCCACAGATATAGAGATACCGAAACAGGGCGTTATGTTGGCGCTGCTGATGTTCTGCACCATATTCAGGAAGAGGTAAATCGAACGGAAGTAAGGTTAAAAGCCCATGCTCGATTACTAACTGTAGGTAAAATTGATCTGCCTGAATTTCAATCTAGAATGGCGCAGACCATCAAAGAGGCGCACCTTAGAACTGCGATGGTAGGCGCTGGCGGAAAGGACGCACTAACCCCAAGCCACTACGGGCAGATCGGTGCTGAACTGAGAAAGCAATATAAATATCTCTATCAATTCGGGCTGGACTTAGCTGATGGTAAATTAAGCCCAAATGAGGCTATTAACCGCGCCGGAAGTTACGGCAAAGCGGTGAGAAATTCCTTTTATAAAGCAGAATTTACCAGCAGAGATAAACTTGGACAATACGCCAAAAGATTGCTAGACTCACGCGCTCAACACTGTGACTCTTGCTTGGGATACCAGAAGCTGCAATGGACTTTACTTAAAAATATTACTCCTCCTGGTGTCGATTGCCAGTGCGGTGGAAATTGTAGATGTAGGATTATTTATAGGGTTTTATAGATGGAATTTACTCCGCTAACTTTTACCACAGCCCAACAATATCTAATTCTCAAATTTTTGAATGAAGCGTATTTGAGAACTGACTTAATGCGGGCGAATTACAATGACCAACCGGGCGCATTTTACGTGTTTGATGCTCAGTTGAACCCGACTGAATATCAGAAAGATCGTCCTGTTCCTCTTCTATTTCAGACTACAGATATTTTTCCAAGACTGGCTAATATTGAAGCCTTAGCAGTAACGCTTCAAGACAACATTGTAGTGCAAATGGTCTTGGATATTTTGACATCACTTCAGAATATTGAATCCGCTATTTTAACAGAAAGAAGTTCTGCAAATTCAGCCTTAATTCAGGCTGATGTACTAAAGTGGGATGTCAATCAACGCCTTCAAGGAATGCTTTCTCAAAGAGACGATTTAATAGAAAAAATGCGCTATCAGTTAGGTTTGCCACCGTCCCCAGACCCCATCGGTGGCTCAAGTTTGGCAAGGAGTTAATCAAATGGCCAAAGGTAGATTAGCTAAATTCAAGATTAACCCAGGGAATTACAACCCCTACAAACCAAGTTTCAAACACTACTACAATATTCACGTATTTGACACCCAAGAAAATATGGTGAAGTTCGGCGATCGCCTCCGACCCGGTGAACACAAAGGAGTGAATTGGTCCGCAAAAGTCATTCCTAGTTGGAGACACAAAGAAATAAACGGACAAATTATAATTGCTCCGAAAGTTGGAGATGCCCTTTTCTATCAAGATAGATTAATTATCAGGATCGTCTCTCATGAATGTGTCCATATGGGTACTAGCTTTTTAAGGCTTCTTAATTTTCGTAACAATTACGATTTGAAGTTGGGAAACCAGATTGACGATCATGAAGAAAATCTAGCCTACGTCATAGGAAATTGCTGCGATCAAATCTACGAAAATCTTGTTAAGTTCGGACTGTAAGAATGACAGAAATTTCACCATTTGCGCCATTCGCGAACGCTACTTTGACCTTCCAAATAGCCGATGGGACTTCCACTATCAACTCTGTGGGAAATTATCAAACCAATACCGTTCCCCTGATAATAACTGCTGTACTAAAACCCTCTATTAATTCATCGGAAGTACAGACTTATGCCCAGGAAATTGACCAATTCGTGGGAGCAGATGCTAGTGCAGCTTTATTCGATGGCTATCTGGTCGATCCACTGGTTTATCCGTCGGGGTTAAAGTTTCTTTCTGAAGCCGACGCATCAATAATTGTCTCTGGCGGATTTACCCAAGAGGGAAGATTTAAGCTACTCCCTGTAGTTCAATCGCCTTTTGTAGTAGCAATTGGGATTCAAATAATCACCCCAATTAGAGGAATTTTTAGGAGGAATTGATATGCTCAAGCTAGACCTAAGTAGAGTAAACAGGGCTATTTCTAAAGCCTTCGACGTAGTAGTTGATGCTCAAGAAAAAGCTTTTAACGATGCCATAGTAGATGAAATTTGGGAGTGGACCAGACCAACTGATCGCAGCAATGGCGAAACCGTAACCAGTCCCCGTGACATCGTTGATAGTGGAGAATTGCTTGATTCCTTGGAAGTTGCTCGTAGCGCGAATGAAGCAGAATTTACCTGGACAGTGGACTATGCTATCTACGTACAATATGGCGTGACTCTGAAGAATGGAACTGTGCTACCTGCTAGAGACTGGGTAGCTCTGGGAGTTGCCGAGTGCGATCGCGCCAAGATTATGCAGCAACAAATTAACAAACTGTTGTAGGGAAAATTAGTAATGGCTTTAATTTGTTCCCTACCCTATTGACTTATGGCTTCTTCAACACCTTTAACAGACGCGGCTATTCAAGCGATCGCATTGCTAGTAAGTACCTTTGTCACCCAATACACAACTCTCTACAACAAAGAGCAAGTTGACGAGCAAGAATTAGCATCTGCTAATCAGCAAATTGCTACCTTAACTGCTCAATTACAATCTGAAGATACAGCTACTTCTACAGCAGTAAACGGACTGGCTTCTCAGATCCAATCTGCTCTAGGACAAGCAGCCACAGCAGTTCCGGCTTCTACGGCAACTCCCGTCGCTTCTGCTAAAGCATCTAGCTAGTATTCATTGGCATTTCCCTTCCAGACGTATCCCCGTTTAATACGGGGATTTGTTTATGACCATTGACCCGATCGCACTCAAAACCGACATCAGCAACATACTTTCCTCGCTCTTGGGAACGTATACTTTTCCTGACGGAACTGTGCAACCCGCGATCGCGGTACTTCCAGACCCAGCGCGTGGATGGCTTTACCCGGACGAAGGTACTATCACAAGCGGATTAGAGGTAATCATCAAACAGCCATATCCATCCGCTACACCTAATATTAGTGGTGATATCTTGAAATCCTATGGCTGGGAGATTCACTTCAATCAGTGGAATACACAAGCATCACTACTCGGTATAGTCGATTTGGTAATCAGTAATATAAGTAATACGTATTTTATAGATAGTTTTATAGCTATGCCTCCTTCATCCACCAGGCTTCTTGCGGTGGAGCAAGCGAAGATATTTATCAAGGAATGGGCTGTCTCTACTAGGTGCTAGGGAAATTTAGCTAGAGTTTAGATTAAGAAATATAGCTATGGGAACCACTTTTCAAATAGGCTCGGGTAATAAGGTATTTGTATATGTGTCTCTATTGCCTTTGGGGGTAAGGGTTGCGCCAACAGATGTTCCACTTACTTTGGCAGATGGAGTTACGTCAGGGGCAACGAATCTTACCGTTTCGGCGACTTCCGGCGCAATAGCTGGAGGAACGCCAATCGACTTGACGAATGGCACAAATACCATAACTGTGGTTGCAAGCGCAGATGCTCCAGCAGGCTCGACAAGCATCCCGATTATCGCCGCCGCCTCTGCCCTATCAGGAAGCTCCACCGGAACAGTTACGGCGAAGCAAAGACTCTTGGCAGGTACAAAACTAAGCGTAGAGATCAATAGCGACAACACCGACGTTTTAGTGTTCGAGGACACCGAAGGCTATAAGGATGGTGCGATCACCGCTCAATCTTGGCAGATTCCTTGGGAAGCGAATTTAATTCCTACCGATGAAGGGCTTCAACGGGTTAGATATGCTGCGTTAAATGCAATATCGGGTCGCGAGGTCTGGGTTTGGCAGCAGGACCCAGCACCTCCAGGGTTCACCACTGGTAACAGTATTTCTGGTCCCTGCGCGGTAATGAATTATAAAGAAGAGTTGCCAAGCAATGGGATCATAACTGTCGGTTTCACCCTGATGGGGCGAGGAACTCCTACGTTCGCTGGCTACTCAAATTCCTAATCCCTTCTCCCCGACAAATCGGCGGGGAGTTAGTAAATTATTAATTAAAATCGATGGAAGATACTACAGAATCTGCTCAAAAACAGGTAATTTTCGCAGAAGAATCAAACATCAAATTTGTAAAATTGGCGCTAAAATGGCTATCTCTTCCCCAAACGCGAACTACTAATATTTTCGCTTGGTTTTGGATAAATGCGCCTGCTAGATTACTGGCTCTGATCGCATATCTATTCTTGGTTTCTGCTACCAGGAATGAAGTTTTTATCGATTTTTTAGAAGCTTATAAAATTAGTGATATAGCCGATCGCACCGCAATTTTTAAAGTTTGGTATAGTGCCAATTATTTAAGGCTAAATAACCTATCTTTAGAAGATTGGAAGAATATAAGTTACATTCTGTTCGAGACTGATATTTGGGCGAGAAATCAATACCAGAAATTTAATGTCTAGGGAATTATTTCTTTGATGTCATCAATGCGAACGCAATTATGGGACTTATTTCATTAGCTACAAATATCGGCACTTTATTCTTGCACCATGTAGCCTTGACTGCTTCAGCTGCTCAACTGTCTGGACTAACCACAGGAATTACAATTGGTGAAACCTTGGTTAATGCTTTATTGCAAGCACTTATATTAGCTAAGTTGGATCAATGCCAGGTGACAATTGGAGGTACAAAGTATACTGTTAATGCACTCCTGACAGCGATCGCCAGTGAATTAGCCCAAGTTGACACTGTATTCAGTACTAACGCCACTTCATCTCCAAAGGCTACTTCTACTCCAGTAAGTTAATCTAAAGAGCGATCGCGCTTCCAAAGAGCGATCGCTCTTAATCACAATATGAATAAAAATATGTTTACACTTCTCGGAACACTTGGCTTTATTGTAATTTTATTAGTTATCGGTTTTATTGTTTTTGCTGCAATTGCTCTCGCACCTGCTATCAGATCATGGAAGTAGCAGTTATGGTAAATTTACCATAACTGAATAATTTGCTATGTAGGTGGTAGAATTAACCGATTCAGTACCAAAGAATTTGGAGCATCTAAATAGGGATTTATTTCGTTGAAATCGTAGATTCCACTCTTAACATCCCCAATATATTGGTGAATCAGCACTGGAATGTCTAAAGGTATAGCTGCGGTAGCTTGGTTCTTTCTCCAAGGAGATATTAAACTGTTCCTGCCATAATTAGCTACCCATAGTCCATGACATTCCGCGCCTTTTTCCATGGCAACCTTTAAAGCGGATGCAGTTCTATCATCGCCGTGGTTGATATAAAGTGCTGGTAAAAATCTCACTTTCTTACTAGCTTCGGTTACAGCTTTTGACCAACCTAAATAGTAATCTGTCGATAATGCCGGCTGGGGGTCTGGTTCTGTATCCAGAAAAATGTAAAAATATCCTCCCTGTGAAGTTAAATAATCTTCTCCAAAGGTGGCTAAAACATCAGATGCGACTTTAGCACCAATTTCTTTACCTTTATCCAAGTTGCCATGAATCAGGTTAGTTTCTCGACAAACAGGCGCTACTCTAATGTCATTATCATGCAATACTTTGTTTTCCAGGCTAGCTCTATATTCAGCATCTCTACCGACAAAATAGCGTCCCCAAAAACGAGGTGTTGCACCAATCAAATGGCTGGCTTCATGAATATTAGCAATTGTTACATGGTCCATAGTGTCAACACCAGAAGCGCCAGTTAAATCTAACGATTGTGGCCATCTGTGTAACCAATAAGGTCGCTTGGGATAGTTGTCTAAGATTTGCCAGATAGCATTATCAGCTATGCCATTAACAGCTAAGTTTTGGCTTTGTTGGAATTTTTCTAAGGCTGCCTCTGTGTCTGCTCCAAAAACTCCATCAAGAGTTAAAGAACCAATATCACAACCGTTTAGAGCATTTTGTAGACAGGTTGTCCACTCTCCGTTAATTCCTCTTTTCAACAAAGGACGTTTATCTGGGGTTGGAATATTCATGACTTATTTAGGTTTAACTGTGATTTTTTGAGAAATACTTGGTTTTGTAATTCAAGTATTTCAATTCCTCTATTAGTCTATCAGATTAATATTATACCAACAATTTTCCCCATGCTTCTCGACTAATAGAGAACTTAATTGTAATGTTGTTATAGTAGAGTTAAGTTTCGCACCCTAATAACCTTCTGGTAAATTTACCAGAAGGTTATTGCTAATATCCATCAGAAAGTTAAAAATCACGCGGAATATCAAAAAGCCCTTGGTGTCCCTTTATTGGGACATTATTAATAGTTTTTATGTGTTCTAGCTTCCATGCATAGCGATCGGGTTTCCAGTCGCCACAGTTTAATTCTATCTGAGACTGTTGACTTATCAATACTTCAGTCATTTTAATACAATCCACTAAGTTAACAAGGCAAATTGCTTCACCGAATCGCATATCTTTCCAACTGGGGATATTGATATTTGGGTCAACATGCTTCTCTGAAGCGTAGGGGAAACTAAACACCCAGCTAGAGTAGAAATTTTTCAATTCGTTTGTGTTTTTCTTGGCGGAGCAAATTACTAGTAGGCCTCGATAACTGGTATACCACGATCGCGTTTCATGCCTTTTTAATTTGGCATCTACCATCCAAGCCCAAGGTTGCCAGAGGGAAACTGCTTTAACAGTTTTAGCCTTGTTTTCATTGAATAGACTTAATTGATTCATGCTGCCACCTTCAAAGCTGGAGCCAGTAAATCTTTAACAGCAATTATCTGACCATTGAAAATAGTATAATGCTCGTGCTTTTTGGCTACTTCTAGAGGATCAATCTCTATCAACTCGCTTCTGGGGATTACAACTCCTCCATAAGCGAGGATTACTTTATCACCCAAGTCTAATGCAACTTCCTCTCCGTATGGATTGTTTGGCCAATAACTAGGAGCAAATTTCCAAACATATCTAGGCTTTATAAAGGGCATTCCATCACACCCGATCATATTTAACCTGGGTTTTTCCTCGACTTCCTTTTTAGCAAGAGATGGAGCGATAAAATCGAGAATATTGACAAAGTTATTTGGTAATGGATCGGATTTGATTGGGTCAGCTTTCGATAATTGGAAAAGAGGTAATTGCTCTACTGGCTTTTCAATCAGCTCTTTAAGATAAAAGAAACAGACACACCATCTGTCTGTTTCGACTGGAGTAACGGCATGAGGTTGTTTATTGTCAAATAAAATGCAGTCACCTTCACTTAGGATGAATGATTGCATATTTTCTGCTTTCTGTTTATCAGAAATTAAAAAATTAGCTTTACCAATTAAATTGATTGATGCAGCTCCAGATGCATAAGCCGGACTATCTCGATGAGATCCAATCTGAGATCCCTTGGGATAGTAAAGAACAAGTGCCTGATGGAATCCTGATAGCAGGGATTCGCCCAACTCTTCAATCAATTGGGATTGATATTTCTCAGCTAAATAAGATGGGATTGGCTTAATCTCGTCATGCCCTAATGTTGAGGCTTTTTTCAGTTTTACAAAATGTCTCAAGTGCAATTCTTTCCTTCCAGGAGCATAACTGGAAATACTATCAACCATGTAAGGCTTTATAGTTTCTAACCACTGTTTAAGCTGCTCTAGCTTTTCCCCAGAAACTGTTTTTAGGCGGTTGATTACTGGCGGATCTCGATCTAATTCCAGATTGAGTACAGGTTGAATAGATTTTAAGCCAATCTCTTTAACTAACCATACAGGACGCTTCTTCCTAATAACATCCGCAACTAAATGACGGTGACAAAAATCCTCATCTTTAAAACAGTTAAGAGTTAATTCTTTAACTCCAGATTTTTCTATTTTATTTAACCAAGTATCAATCAGCCTGTCTTTATTCGCTAACTCTTTAAGAAAAACTTTTGTGTATTCTTCGGGTGGTAACTTAGCATTAAAAAGTTCTTTTGATGGAGCAAATAAAGGTAAATGCTTTCCTTTCCACCAATCTGGAGGATAAAGAGAAATAGAGATAGATTCACCTCTTTGCTCTCCCGCATGATAGGAGGTATAAATAGCTATCATAATCCAAGTATCTCCTTTGCTTCTAAGTGTGTTTTATTCTTGCGTAGTTGTTTGTAGGCAAGCCTCAAATTTTGGGGTATTTCTTGCTCTAATTTATTTTCTAGAAATGGCTTAATTGCTGTTAGTATTTCTGTGACTTCTGCGGGGATAATTCCATTCCCGCAAGCTGCAATTCTATTAGTATTAGAAATTGCAATTCTATTCCCTTCACCGTCAATTCCTAGAGCCGTAGAGCCAATTTCCCAACCCATTAATCCTTCTGCTTCCTCTGGCTTAATAGTCCGCAACCTTTCACCCTCTCGCACTTGATAAGCTCCCGCGCCCCCATCACCGCTTAATCCTCTGAGGGTCGGCGCTTCTTGGCTGTAATCTCTGTCCCCATCAGCAGCGTGATAAACAACAGCTAAAGAGTCCCTGTCCTGAGACACTTTTACAAAAGTATTTGGGTTGGATCGCGATCCAACCCCCTGCTTGAAACTGTTTTCTCTGATAGTGGATGCTTGGTCTATCGATTCGCCTGTAGCTGAGTTTACAGCCTCTCCTTCCAAAATTTCAGAAAGGAGTTTTTTTTGTGGGTTTGGAATCGTTGCACGCACATCCCCTGAGAATACCCACCACGAAAACCCGTTCTCTGTTTTGGGGGACATGCCTATTTCCATTCCGCACCTGCCATGTCCCCACATACCCCACCTCTGCAAAATTCTGGAGGATTTGGGCGAAGTCTTTCCCGTTTTCCGACGAAAGGACTGCATCAACATTTTCCCAGATAAAAACTGGAGGCTGGAGGAGTCGAAGGAATCGGATGTACTCAAAAAACAGGTTTCCGCGATTTCCTTTAAGTCCGGCGCGACTTCCTGCAATTGAAAAATCGGGGCAAGGACTACCTCCGACAAGGACTTCTGGTACTCGGAGGGATTGAACAAAGCGATCTGACAAATCTCTGATATCGGATTCGTAGAGGGTAGATGTGGGGAATCGATTTCTCCAGATGGCGGCGGCGTGCTTATCGCTTTCAACTCCCCAGATGGGGCGATATCCGGCGTTAATTGCTCCCTCGGTGTCTCCTCCACCACCGGAGAAGAGATGTGCTGATGTGAGTTGCATATTTCCTTCTCTAATTCATCTAATTTCTTTCTAGACTTCTCAAGGATTGCTTTTTCTTTGAATTTCCTACGATCGCATAATATCCTTGCAGATTCTTGGCAAATAACATTTAGGCGACGCAAGAACTCGCAGCAGGTGTAAAAGGAGATATTGAACTTTATGCACAAAACCCCCACCTCGCAACGACCGTAGCCATAACGAGAATCTTTTATTTGAAGTCGCTGACTTAGAAGCAGAAATTCAGTCTGGATTTCCTTAAATAAGCGATTGCGTAAAGTGAAAGCTTTCTTCAATCCCCTGCCTTCTAACAGCCTTAGTTCTTGAGCTATAGCCGCAGTTTCGTCAATACGAATTTGCGCCAATTCTTCTAGTACGGAATAAGCCTCGTTATACTCTGGTAATCCATCCTCGACAAAAATAGTCGCCTGTCCGTCTGGTGTAATTTGGTGAGGGACTTCCCCCAATTCATTAGGGCTGAGTTTGTCGGTTTTTACAAGGAGCCTTGTGGAGATCCTTAGCGAGTACGATCGCCCGTGCAACATAAATCCGACAACTGCAAACGCAAGTAATTCATCGGGAAATATGGCGAGGATTCGAGCGATCGCCCCATCATATTTTTTGTCAGGCGCGGTAATTTCAACTCTGTCCCCAACCTCAAAGGAGGTTCTGGTAAATTTACCAGAAGGTTTAGCAGATGCCTTCATGCAACCACCTCAATATGGAATATTTCTGAATCAATATCTGATTTACTCATTTTCGGTTTCGTCGTAATCAGGGCGATCGCCCGTGAATTCCTCGTAAGCTATTTCCGCCATTCGATAGCACATCCTCTCTTGAGGGTGTTTAGACTTAGTGAAATCAAATCCATCCCTAACCTTGTATCCCATGCAGTAATAAAATTCTGCGGCTAATCTATTGAGGCGATCTTTGATCTTCACTTCACTAGCTCCCTTTCTGCGTAGGATTTAGGCGCAGATAGTAAATTATTTTCCGGGACAGTTGCATAGTGGTATTTCTTAGATACGACGTTAAAGCACATTCCAATTACTATGACCGTTTTTGGAACTTGTCCCTTAACTACGGTCAAAAGTTTGTCGCCAAGTGAATATTTAGGACTAGGAAACTGGATGTCAATTTGAATGGTTTCTGTTATTTGCACAATTATTATCTCCTATTATTAAAATGGTGGTTCAGTTGAAAAATAAAAGGGCTTTTTGCTCTCTTGGTGTGGCTCACCCAAGTAAGTAGTAGTCGCACCGTTTCTGCCTAGTCTAATATCAAATACTGCGTCGCAACATTGACGACCGTTTTGAGCAACTCCGTTTGCACCAAGGTAGCCAACACGCCCCTCTATGCGGTAAACATGGCGGATATGTGCATCGAGCTTTTTCCATTCTTTGGCTCTACCCTTGGCACAATTCCAATCAAGGGGAAGCAAGAACAGCAACCGTCCTTCCCGCTTAATTAGTTCTAGGGATTTCCCTATAAAATCAACCGCTAACGAAAATGGTGGGTTGGTAATTATCAAATCTAGGCTTGAGCATGAGAACGGTAATTGGTGTCTCAGGAAGTCGCGATCGCTCCAAAACGCTCTAGGATAATTCGCCCTTGCTCTGAGGCATTTCGATCCATTAATTTCATTGGCATAGACACTCTTGCCCGAAAGCTTTAGAATTTCCGCTACAATTTGTCCCGTACCAGCACAAGGTTCAAGAATGGTGTATTCCTCTGCTTGGACTAAATCAGCCATACTCTTGGCAATTTTAGAAGGGGTTTGCCAATTGTCGTTATCCCACTCGTGGTCTTCCACACTGTCCAAAAAACTAAGCTGTCTCACGATTCATTCTCCTCTTAGCCACTATAGATTTAGCCATCTCATTGAAGCGTCGAATATTTTCTAGGCGCTGCTCCTCGGACATATTCAGTTCCTCAGATGGAAGTGCATTTTGAGCCTGCTTCTTCCAGTTTTCGCCCGGAGGAGCATCACCTCTAACCAACTCAAGCAGCTGCTCTGGGGAAGGAAAAAAACGGTATCCCAAAGGATATTTGACAATACACCGAGTAACGGCTAGCTGGATTTGTTCTGGAGAAAGGACGGATAAGCGTGCTTCGTAAAGCTGTTTCGTGAAATCGGTTAGTTTCTTCTCGTAGTGAGATTCTAACTCTGCGATTAAATCCATATCACTCCTAAAATTTAAAGCTGTATTTGGGGGTTTCTTGGGCTTTTTGCTGGGCTGCTATGGCAGCGCCTATGTTCACGGACTGCCCTGTATTTTTGCCAGCTTGCCACTCAAAAACCCAAGCCTGGATATTTTGCCATTGACGAGGGTTTTCCTCGCATTTACGAATCACATTAAACCCAAGTGCTATTTCTGGCTGCTCTCCGCGCCTACAATTTTTACGGGCAACGAATACAGCGAACTCTGAGCTAACATCTTCACCGCCGACCAAGATACAGCCCGATTTTCTGTATGTGGCGATAATTTCGCCCAATTCTTGCTTAGCCCATTGCTGTAGCTCAAGTTTGGTAAGCTTCGTCCCGCTAGCATCGAGGTCCCGGTATCTCTCGATCTGGGAAGGCTGCGGCGCGGGGGGATTACTCGTTAACACAGAAGACCCTTGAGGCATTAACGCCGCTCTCTGCTCCTTAATCACAGGCTCAATTGAGCATTTTTCAGCATTTACAAGCGGCGAGGAATTTTGCCCAGATGCAAGATTTTCAGTTAGTTGCGAAATTCCAATTTGGGCTAAAGCAGAATTTTCAGATTTTGGGGAGGCGATCGCATTCTCCGGCTCCGGTGAATTTTCCGAAATTTCAGCGTCAAAATCTTGCGTGAGAGACTCTTCTTTCTCTCTTTGTTCTTCTTTAATTTTTTTCTTCTCTATATTGTTCTTCTTATGAGGGGTAGTTGGACCACCGGTGGCGAGTACCACCGTGGTGTCACCCACCGGTGGGTAAGTAACCCCTGGACCAGGGGTTGATTTGAGCACCCTGGACTCAAGTTGCTCAAATTCGCTCGTAGACTTAAAATCTATGCAATCTTCCACATCGGAAAACACATAGTAATCCTGCTCAAATTGACCCTTTTCATTGCGAATTTTGACCCTGACTAGGTAATTATTTTCCTCAGCCTCGCTGATGATTGAGCGCATCTTTGCGCGTCCATAGCCAAGCTGGTTCTCAATCGATTTGAATGAAATTTTGAAGCCTTCTGAGTGTGAAACTATCCAGCAAATAAATCTAAAAGCACCATCACTTATGTTTTTGTTGCGTATCAGCTCATTTGGTAGCTTCGTGTAATGGCTTTTTAAGGTTCGATTATAGAAACTCATTCGCTACCTCCTTCTGCCAATTTGTCAATCGCTTTTTGAACTTTTGAGATACAAAACCACAGCTCAAAACTATCTTCGATTTCAATGAATCCCCAGCTTCTTAAAGCTTCTAATGCATGAGATATCTGTACTTCAGATGCTTGATTAAGCAAGCATTTCCTAATTTCTTGGAGCGATCGCGGACCAAGATAAATCTCTTTGTCATCTTTAAATAATGGGAGATTACTAGCCCAATATTCGCAGAGGGATAAAATAGCAGCCGTACACCAATAGCCTGTTATTCGATAATAATCCGCGTGTATTTGCATGATCATTTCTTTACGGCAATGCAAAATACAGGATTCTTTCATTGGTATCATTTGCGATCGCCTCCTTGATTTCCTTGCTCAAATATTTCTTGAAAAATATTGCAAAGAAGCATTAATCCCCTTATAATTTTTGTTTTCATAGAATTATCCCCGATACTACTGAATGTTTAATCTTTTTAGCCGTTACCTGTTCTTCCAGGTCGGCTATTTTTTTATTCTTGATATTGATCGGATCTAGCTCCTCCTGTTCGGAGGCTGGCTGATATATTGCCGTCCTGGCTGGCTTGAGAATCGCGGGGGTTGTTCGCCTTACGTGGATGACTCTGGGAACCAATTCGTTGCGTTCTACTTTGAGATTAGAAAAGGTAACTTTATTCCCCTTAATAGAGGCGACTAAGGCAGTTGCTCTCGCCGTTCCCGCATGATTTTCTAAGGTGAGGTGTTCGCCAACTCTTAGGGAACTGGCTTGTTTGTAATCAATCAATTTACCAGATATGACAGCATTGATATTTGAGTCAGATAGCTTAATTGTCCTAAGTTCCACTGATTTCCTCCTTTTCAAATATTTGTGCTGAGGCAGAATCTAGCCGTAAGAATTGGCGATCGCCTTAATGATTGCTTAAAGTAGCTCTATCTGCTTAATTTGGCGTTCTCCATTAATGTAAAGAATGGCTTGTCTCGTTAATTCGTCAAGATTTTCCTGTAATTCAAATGATTCTTCTACGATTTCTGGGTTCAAGTAAGGCGTATTTATATTCACTGGTAAACCGTTGATCTCGCCAGTGGCGGAAATAACCAATCCAATTCCTCTAGATTCTTCCTTGATATTGATGCCAGTTATTTTGATATCATCCCACTTGCCAGAATCAAGTCCAACATACTCAATCACTTGGCTGATAAAAGAATTAGCAGCATCAATAAACGCACCTAGAGGTTTATCACCAGAGGAAAGCTTAATTTCTTTGGTAGTTATGCTGTCATCACCTTCATCTTTAATAATGTAGTCAATCACCATCAAATCAGCTATTTTGACTTTGCAAATCCTGTGAATCTGCTGTCCTACATCGCTATTTATTCCGAGAGTTTTCTTCATTCTCTCTATCTTTTCTAAGTCCACGGTTTTGTTGTTTGACATCAAGCCACCTCCTGAGCTATTTCTTCAAAATATTGTTTTCTGGCAGATTCAAAAATTCCTTCAACAAGTTCACTCATTAATGTTTTTAGTAAAGCAACTTGCTGAACATCTTCTAGATCGAGAATTTCTTTGACTAATTTTGCTGTTTTCACATCTAGATTATTAGAGGCTTGAATCGCTCTGATAACCGGTGATTCAGGATCTATGCCTTCATTGCGATCTTTGTCCGGGAGTACCTGTAATTTCCCTTTTCCTAAACCCAATTCCTGCTGTTTGTTGTCTAATTCCTTTTCAACAGAGGCAAATTCTTGGGGTTTGGGTAATTCTTCATCTAACTTGACTGGCTTAACCAGTTTATAGGCACTATCAACACCCTTGGGTTTAGTCAGCCTTAATTTAAGCTCTGCATGGAGTTTTCCCTCTGGGCTATTAGGGTCGGCTGATGCGGTGCGATCCATTTCAGCCACTGCGTGTTTGGCGTGCTCGTAGGTACTGCCACTCCAGCCAATCCGAGCGGCTACTATATCTCTAGTGCTGCCAACACCGTCGCCAAATTTGCCTTGACGCAATTTGGCTTTTTCTGCTTCAACTTCCTCCCAGAACTCAAGCTCTCTGACCTTTACTTCTATGCTTTTCTCTCTAGAAATGTTGGAGGCTAAAAGTTCCTCCAACTCTTGAGTCTTCGACTCGAAATACACTGCCTGGGCATTAATGCCCTCTAATCCAAGTGACTGAGCGGCGAGAAAACGACGGTTCCCGCTCACCACCACATAATCTGTACCTCCACTTTCTAGGAAGAAAGATTTATTGGCGGGAACTACGGTCAAGGGAACTTTGACTTTGCCGCATTCTCTAATGCTCTGCTTCAAGTCTTCCAGCTCCTCTCCATTGCCGTAAATACTCGAATTTATTGGATGACATCGCAACTGCTCTAATGGGATAAATATGATTTCGGGTGTTGGTTGGGGTTCAGGTTCGTAAATGGTAGTTGCTACTATCGCTTCTTGTTTCAACTGTTTGGCGGCTTCAATCAGATCAATTCCTGATAGTAAATTACCGGATTCATCGACTTTGACTTCACCGGATAAAACGCCATCTTCAGCGTATTCTCTGACAATTTTGGTGACGTTCTTTTTGACTGGCTTTACGCCTTCTGGAATCCTAATATCCGCGATTATCCACAGTTTTTGATCTTCAATCATTATGTCCTCCTGGGGTATAGATGTAATAAATCTGATCCGAGATTTCATGCTCAATAAGTCCCCAATCAAAGAGATTTTTTAATTGGGAAGTAACCAAAGAATCAGGATCGCCAATGTAATCGCATATCTCCCTCCAAGTTTTCTTACCACTAACCAAGAAATTGATTATTTTTTCACTCATACTAGTTTGATCCTCCTAACTATTGAGAGTAATAAGATAAGTAGGATGCTTAGAATGGCGGTTTGGTGGATTAAGTAGGCGATCATTAACTTGCCTCATGTTTGTAAGTTTTACGTTTAGATGGATGCTGGTTAAGCAGTTTGGAACACTCTTCGATATTGAACTGTAATCGGGGCTTTACTCTGCCGTTTAGGCGAGTATCGCGGTAATGAATACCCGATTTCATTAGTCCACTTCTTGCTAAGTCTCTAAGCTGTTCCGCGCTGTCTAAGCTAAGAGATTTCCACGCGTGTCCGGTATTTTGCCACTGCTCATAAGTCTTGGGTTGTGAATTGCTGAAAAATTTGCTTAATTCGTCGGTAACAGCTTTCCTGACAACAGCCTCTATCTCTTCTGGGGTCATGTTCCGCCTCCCTCGCCTATCCAAGTTTGCCGATCGCCTCCAATAATCAGCTGATCGACTTCCTCTAGATACTCGCGCCTTAATTCCTCGGTATCCTGAATCCTGGCTTTTAATTCCCAGGCTTCAGAAGGGAGATATCCGCTAAGATGCTGTTTGAGTTTCTTGAAATCTGGAGCGCCATTCCTTGACAGGAACCCATAGCGTCTACATAATTCGGTTCTAGTGACAGTAGATCCATCGTGAATAATCTGCTCGTCGTGTATTATCCTATCTCTGTACTCGATCTGCTTTACCAATTTGTAGCCTAAAATCTTTTGTTGAATAGGCTCTGGACAAGTCGTTACTATCAGATGACGCGTGTCTAAAATGGACTTCTCCGCGATCGCTTTCTGCGTTTCCGCTTGGGTTAACGCTAGTTGAAGTTCTAGTTCTCGGATGCGATCGCTTTGCTGCGGGATGACGACTTCAGCCTCGCGGGTTTTGGTGACAAAGTAGCTTTGTGCCGATGCTATTTCTTGCTTCCTTGGGTCCCCGTTCATTGCGGTCAAGTAGGCACCATATCTACTAAGCTTGAAGTCTAATCCGGGTCTACCACCTTTGGTAGTTTTTGCGGTTGACCGCAAAAAGTGCTTGCTGCAATCGTTTCCGGTATTTTCGCAAGCTGCGATCGCTCTTAACACCGCATCCTCAAACTGTCTCCACTGTTGATACCCTAATATGGGCATTAAATCGCGTGCTAGCCAGTATTCGACTCCCATCTCATCTACATACCGAATCGCATCAAAAGGGTTGGTATTTGCAAGGTTTGTCATGCTTTTGCTCCCAAGGCGATGATCGCCACTAGGATAAATAGCCAAAAGTTGAGGAATAGCAAAATTTGGATCTGATATGGTGTCATGCTGCTTTCTTCAGCTCCTCTATTCCAACTTGAACAATGCGTTCAAGCATTTGTGTGTAATTTACGCCTGTCTTTACGGCAAGTAGCCTTACTTCTTGGTATAGAACGGGGTGCAATCTAGCAGCAGTAGTCATCTGCCTAGCTGTCTTGGTCTCTAGTTCAATCATTCGCTAACGGTGCTAATGGTGCTAACGTTTTAATCTTAGCATCATTAGCACCGTTAGCAATAGGCAAATTATTTTATTTTTGTAACAACTTTTAAATTGATATGATTGATATGAAAAGCCGTAGCAATATTTGAGATGAGTAGTAAGTATATATATGAAGAAACAAATGATAGTTTTTCGTATACTCCTGAAGGTATAGCGAGATTGTCTATGCTCATTAAAGCGTCATTGAGCGCAAGAAAATGGACAGCGAGAGAGCTTGCCAGAAATTCAGGAATTACTTCGCCTACTGCTTCAAAATATTTGAGGGGAAGTGTCAAAAAACCCCAAGAAAGTGTGATGAAGGCGATCGCGCCTTTTATCTACAAACCAATATCTTTTACTAAAACTGGTGTAGAGATTGATACTGACTCAGTTCTTCATTCATGGAAAGAACTAGCCTTGATTGCGACAAACAAATATTTACAAGAATATGTAGATTGTCAGCCCTGTGAAAACAGAGCATTAGAAATATTAAGACAGCTTATATTCCAGCAACTAGAAATAGATAATATAAATCTAGTTAGATTCACGGAGAAGTCATCAACAAATTTACAAGAAATTCGGCAAATTTTAAATTGTAAATTCGGTGATGACTTTGACTACACTATGATGTTGCTGGCGATACATTTATACAATCCTCAACATGGTCGGAATTTTTCTGGATATGAAGAATTGGCGTATTATTGCGGAATTACGCCATTGAATTCCATACCCGATCTAGATATGAATTTAGAGCCGGATATGGAGCACGATCTTTTTGACAATAATCCTAGCTCAAGTATTCCCGTGAAATAGTCTTAACTAGCCTAGCCGGTTCTCCATTCCAGATAACCAGCCTTGCATTTACGGTTAAGCGAGCATTTTCGCCAGACATCATTTTAGCAACATAAGAATAGTTGTGCAGTTCCTTGTCGTTTAGAAGTCTTTGAATGTAAGGGTTTAATTCGTCTTCTATCCACCAGTCGCTCATCTTTTTACCTACCCAGTCATTTGGGTGCGCATTTGAGCTTTGCACAATTAAACTGTTAGAAAACAGTCCCTTGTGATCACTCATTCTAATAATTCCGCAAGCTCCTGAATAGCTCATGCATTCCGTAATCAAATCTGCTTGAGTAGGAGATTGAGGGGCTGGCGATAACAAAACATCAGAAGAAGGTATCATTGGTATGTCACATATATAGGTATTCGATGGAGAAAAAGTGGCTTTCTTTCCTCCAATCCCTATTGTTATTGATCCGAGTAAAAAACTGTGGTTATTTTCAACCGTAGTTTTTTTTATAGCTTCATGCACCAAGGTCGGCAATAACTTTCTATGTCTTATCAGTATTGAAAAAACTTTATGATGTGGACAGACGATTAAAACCTCACCACAAAAAATAGATATCCGACAAGTCCTTATTAAAGCGGTCAGCTTTGCCTTGATGTTCATGTCTTCGCGTGTCAAGTTTACCTCTACCCTGCTCCGCGCAGTGCTTAAATGCCTATCTATTAAGTATATTTTTTCATGTGTGCATTTACCAGTAGCCACACATGAAAAGTTATTTTAGTTCAAAGGGTCTAACGCCTTTTATAAACTGAATTTAACTCCATATTCTCCATAAATTGATAGTTATAGACAAATATTGAGATGTGATTAACCTATTCTTAACTTTCCAAATATACAGAAACGGTCGCAATGCAACTTTATGAAAATTTTTCATAAAGTTTTGAGCATCTGAAAAATTTCCAGCTGGGATGACTCTTAGATCATCCCCAACAGGTTAATACTTTTTGAATAGTTGAACTTTTATTCAAGCAATTCTCTAAGAAATTTACAGACAACAGACAGTGGCATCACGCAATTTTAATTTTAATCGCGAATATACTTAAATCCCAGTTGAGAATAGCTTCAATTCAACCAGACCACAGACATAAAATAAGATTTTATGCCATATAAATCATTTTTAGCACAAATGGTGTGACCCCTCAAAGGTCATAATTTCTGCATAATTACTTACCAAGGGTGCGCGTCATTAAAACCCTTCTGGTAAATTTACCAGAAGGGTATTTGAACTTGCGAGGTAGGGTGTCTCATGATGTAGGGCGATTATGTGGAGGTTATGCGCCTTAGCCTCGCAATGGGATTTAACATTCTGGTAAATTTACCAGAATGCTTGCTTATGCTTATTCTGATTGAAAGCGAAAACTTTCCTTGAAACCATTCATCCAATGAAGAGGAATTAATTTATCATGCTGAAGTCGTCCTACGACAATAGCAGGATGAACACCTATGCGTTTTGCAAAATCATCAACCTCTGGCTTAGATTTGAGTCGCTTTAATTCTTCTTCGTAATTAGGAGGTATCAAAAAATCGCGCGCCCACTGGTCTGCCTCGCGTTCAGGCTCTGAATCCAGGCTTTCTCCTCTGTCCCATTCGTCAAGAAAGATGTTGTCTTTACCATGAAGCAAAATATGTGCTGCTTCATGGAAGAAATTGAACCAGAAGCGGTCATTAGTTTTACCGTACAGCGAAAGTTGAATCAGTGCCTTATGAGGATTTAGCCAACGCGCTACACCACTGACGTGCGCTCCTTTGATTGATGGCACTAGAACAAGCACAACTCCAGATTCTAGACACAACTCTTGCATCTGTTGTTCAAATTTCTCTGGTGGCAAAACAGTCAAAGCACGAATTTCCTGGACTGCCTTTCTAAATTTAGGTTCACTATATTTTGGACAGTCCTGGATTTCTGCTTCTATTTCGCCCATTCTTAACCAGGCAGAAATAGCGCCAATATCACTTTGTTCTTTACGAGTGCGGCGAAAAGCAACTTCCATCCTTTTATATTGATTGTGCCAATTATCGGGTGAGGCAACACCAAAAAATTGCAATAGCTTTTTTACCAATCCCGGCTTGTTCTTAATGGCTAAATTGCTCTTGGGAATTACACCTTGACTCATTAAATCTTTAACTGGTAACTGGTCTAACCAAGTTACCCATTCCTCTAAACGGACTTCCTCTTCTTTTTTTGCTAAAGCAGCACGATATTGAGCTTCGTATCTCAGCCAAAACTGTGCTGTACTCCCTAAAACTCTTTCTAGCTTTAGGGCTGTTTCTTCATTTATAGGCGCTTTGCCATTAATTAATAAGCTGATATGTTTTTGGCTATAGCCCAGGCGCTCTGCTAGTTGTGCCTGTGTCCAGTCACGCTCTGCCAGAAAATCAGCGATCGCGTCACCAGGGGAAGATACCCAATCTGGGGTAAAGGGACGGGTTGTCTTAGTCATGGTAATCTCCAATGAAAATGATACAAACAGCAGTAACTTTTGACCAATCAATGCTCCCATCCTCGGTAAAAGGAATGGGGTCGTTGCCTGGCTTAAATACAAGTCGTCTCCCACCTTCTAGATTTACTGCAAATTCGCCTTTCCTATCTCTTCCTAGTGGATGGGGATGACCTATAACTAATTCCGTGACACAACTGGCAACACTAATAATAGTCAATTGGGTTCTTAGCTTTTTGGCACAGTTTGCGCCCAATTTTCTTTGCGCTAGTTTTTCTTGTTCACACAAGTCTTGTAGTTTGCTGTCGGCAAAAGCGATTTCCATTCGTTAGTAGACTAATACAAGTTTACCATTTTGGTAAAGAAATTTGTTGTATTTCAGACAGGTTATCATATCAATTAATGTAATATTTGACAAGGTTTTAGCCGCTTAGAAGCCTCTTTCGGGCGATCGCGCCTGAAGCGGATTGAAACAAATAAACCTAAAACCCTTGCTGTGCGAGCTTTGGGAATTTTCCGATTTGAAATCGGGAAATTCAGTTTGTATTCTGTCCGGCGATCACCCTGCATTACTCTTCAAGCAATCCCAGCGCGATCGCCTGCCTGATATCTTCCTCTGACAGTAAACTATCTCGCCTCATCTGCTCAACCACAGCTTTTCTGATATACCCTGACCTGTCTTCTAATTGTGTAAGTTTTTCGTGTGCCCAAACGGGAAATTTAGCGCATAAAGGAGGCTGGTTGGTGGTTGTGCCCATTTCTCCGGTATACTTTACTGTCATATCTGCTTTGAGTTAGCTACATTTATATAATAGCAGTAAATTAATCACGTATACGCGAATAAATGATTAATTTTACTAATGGTATAGGTACAAAAATAGTCAAAAGATTAATCTAAAATCTCTTGACCTTCGCGTATACGCGAGTTATTATATAAGTATAAGGGGGTTAGAAAACAGATTATCCCTTATACAGGAGGTGACAAAGATAACAGATTTACCATCTGAGTTGAATGGAAACGGACACGGGGAATACAACCCGGAGAAGGAGTACGAACACATCACAGAAGATGTGTTTTATGAAGTAGTGGACGGTGAAAGAATCGACGTTGTTTATTCCGACGACATAATTGAAGAAATAAGCTCCGAAGACGAAGATGCTGAAAACGAACAAAACTAACGCCTAGTTAGTACAGCCGCTAGACTGACCCTCTAGCGGTTTCCTCGACTTAAATCATAGCCTATGATTCACCCAATGTATATCCAGATTTGGGAGCGGGAAGCAAAAAAGTGGTTTTTACTCAAAAGCAGACCATTTTACAATCCTCGTCAAATCCCAACCGACCATGAATACGTACTTTCAAGATATGGACTGACAACTAATATTGTAATTACTGAGTTTATTTTTTTGACCGGAGGTAAACCAGGCTTTTACATAGCCGATCTTCGGGATAAAAAATATTTCTACTGTGGTAATGACAAAGCAAATGTCACTACTTGGTTGAAAGACCTTGGTATCGGCAGAGACGAGCCAAATTACCCACAAATTGAGTAAGGTTGGGGTAATTAGGATGCGATCACTCCCAGCTTAAAACCCTTCTGATAAATTTATTAAACAGCCCTTTGATTTTGATATTAAAGCGCTGCTTAATAAATTTAATTAAGAAACTTATGCAACAGTGTTTTTGGCTTTACTAGGACCAAACTGTATTTTTACCCCAACAAGCTTATCGTTACTATTAGAATTTGATTCAAATTCCTTGTGAGTTTTTACTACATCCTCAAATGTGGCATCTTGTAATTCTACTATTCTACCATCGTAGTACTCTTTATCTATCTTTATTTGCATAACTCAATTAACCTCACAAATGTATACCACAAAAGTATAATACAGAAATATGCTTAAATGCATAAATTGTGAATGGTTGTCAATATACATGAAAGCGCATCACACCAATTTATAGAATTAACCAGCACCAACAAAGGACGCGATCGCTCCGCAAGCTCCACGATGGTATGTGATCACCTACCGAGCTTTAATTGTTTAAGCGTTTTTTGGAGTCGAAATCTACTGAAATTACCCCTTGGCTATAATGCTCATCTTGTAGATTTGCTGGGTGTTGATTTCGCACCCTTAAAGAGTCAAATTTAGTTACTTTTTCCATTAAATAGCCAGATGGAAGTCCAATTATTTCTTCAATATCTCGATGTCCTAGTTTTAAAGAATGAAGTATATCAGCATGAGTTTGTATTTGTTCTTCAACGATCATTTTCATTGAAGTACAAAGTAGTTTAGGTTCTTCAACAGGAATTTCATCATCCAATGGTTCGTTTATTCTCCAACCTCTTCTGGTTAAATTGATTCTTAGATTTTGATAATTTTCTTCACTAACTAAACCTAAATCCTTTGCTCTATGAAGTAGCATAGCGATTGAAAGCTTCCATCTAGGCTTTAATGTTCTTAAGGTATCTAAGCTAACTAATGAAATCTCTTTTAGAAAGGACTCTTGAGGAAACAAGAAAGCTCCAGAAAAACGGTTAGCTTGATCTTCTATTCTCTTATGAAGTCTTGAATCTCTAAACTTATTTCTAGGTATATTTCCATGAATAATTAAATGTCCCAATTCGTGCGCTATATCAAATCGAGAACGAGCACAAGATTTCTTGTCATCACCCAATACAATATGAGGTCGGTAAAACGAGTTTTTATCATCTTTACCAGAAAGATTTTGTGAAAAAGCGTCAAGTTCATTTGCATCAAAAGCATAACGTCCTATAATTACGCCATTGTTTTCTAACAACCACACAACATTACTAATGGGGCCGTCTCCAAGACCCCAAAAGCGTCGAGTTTGCTTTGCTAGATCCTCGATCATTGAATTTGAAATTTTATTGGGGTCTTCTGGCGTTTCAAAAAAAGGAAAATTAACTTCAGGAAATTCTATGAACTTTCCAAGGTAATGAGAGATATCTTGCAGCCATTCATATCTTCTCTCTGCTCTTTCTCTGGCGGTTTTTGTCGTAGAGGACAGTTTTCGATAAAAAATAGGATTATCAGAAATCAAATAATCGTGTGGCCGGTCATTAACAAAAAAATCAACTGGCAATTTCAAGACCTTGCTAATTTCATGTAACACATTAGGGTGTGGAGACTGATCGCCAGATTCATACTTTGAAATTGAAGCACGAGATATGCCAAGGATATCCGCAAGTCCCTGCATAGTTAACTCTCTTGCTTCACGCCCTTCCTTTAATCTTTTGCCAATAAACCCTGGGGTACTTAGTTTCATCTCTCTCCTTCCGATACATCTTTTTTCCTTATGGTCGGCGGAATAATCTCAATAACTTCTTCTTTTGGAGTACTAATTACTCCGGAATATCTAGCTAGCAGATCCACTTCAGCTAGCCAACAAGAATATGAAGAGTCTGGCACAAGAACCTGTGCAAAATTTACATGAACAGACTTGGATTCTCCATGTATTAGTATCCCGCAAATCTTACCATTACCTATGGAATCTTTAGATTCTTTATAATGTTGCATAGAAATTACTTTGCAAGAATTTTCATTCTTAATATAATCGCCCTCAAAGTTTAGACTTAATTGTTTTTCTTCTGGATTATTTGCTACAAGAGCACGCCTATAATTAGATGGCGTAGGAAGTTTTAATGAACCCTTATCTCCCAATTTTACAAGTAGATTCATTTCTTTGCCCTCCAAAAAGGCAAAGTAGTATTTTTTCGGTGTAAGACGTTCTTCAGCCTTCAAGCTAAATTTTTTAGCTAGCTCCACTATCCTTCTATTAAATATCTCAACTCTAATTTGTGGTCGAATATTGCTGCTAAACCGACCATAATCAGAACCTGCAACCAAATGCGATTCTCTGTAAGTTAAATCTAACTGTCTCAGTGCCTCAACCTGAAATTCCTTTGGGAAGGAATTGTTAAAGGCCGCAATCAGTTCCAAATTCAATGAAGTCAAAGCGTACTATTCCTTGTCTAGGGTATACTAGTTAACTATAGCGCACATTTTACCCTAATTTCGTAACTTAAGATGAATCGCGATTCGGATTTATCAGCTTAATGGCTTTATTTGGTGCTTCTGAATTCAAATCTACGCCCAAGGGCTGCTAAAGCAGTGAAAGCAAGGTTAGACTTCCCTGCGTTAATCATGGCTCAATTCCCGGAACAGTTTTAATCCATTCTCCGAGTAAAGGCACTAAATCAAGATTCACCGCCTCAGCTGCTCTAATTAAAGTTGGTAGTGGAACTCCCTTGGTATCTTCATTTTCTATACGATTGAAATTTGCCCCAGACATTCCAGAGCGATCGCCCGCCACGGTAAGGCTGATTTTTGCGTTTTCCCTAGCTTGCTTTAGCGCGGCTCCCACGCCATGCGCTTCGACTTCAATAATGATTTTCATTAAATCCATAAATATCACCTGCTGCAATTATCTCTAATTTACAGCATTACGCATTACTTGACAAGCATTGAGTAACGTGCAATAATAAAAATATAGAGAAGGCGATCACCTCACACCGTCTTCAAAACGGAGCGAGCCAAATTACCCACAGGCTGAGTAAGGTTAGGAACGCTGGGAATTGCGATCGCTCGCTTATTGCTCAATTCCAAGCGATCGCTATTCTCCCTAGTCTCTCATCAAAGTGAAATAAAGATTTTTTGACTGAAACCCTTCTGGTAAATTTACCAGAAAGTTAGGTCTACCTATCCCGCGTCAATACTTCGATTAAAGCTGTTTTAGTTTTCTTGCTGTACCCCGGAATTCCTCGCTCCTTGGCTAGAGCCTTCAACTGAGCAACAGTCAACTTCTTAAGGTCAATAGAACTAGGATCGGGATCGGGCTGAACTTCTGGGGTGAGGTAGAAAATCTCGTTTAATGCCTTGACCTTAGCCACGGTAATACCGCATTTAAGTTTGGTAATAGGTTCTAGATTCTTCCAGTATTTGCGGTTCGCAGCTTCATAAATCCTGGCAGTAGCCACCAACAGATTTACACCTTTAATCTCGCTACCTGGTTTTTCAATCAGGTATTGCAGCGCTGCTTTTATATCGTCTGTATCAGCTGTGGATAAGTTGATTTTTGGTGTTTTTTCACCAGACAGAATTTTAGCCAGTTCCTCGGTTTCATTACTTGTATCAGCGATGATGCACCATATCTTTTTTAATTGCGCTTCTTCAGTCACAGCATAAACAAATGAGTTACCGATAACCTCGTATTTGTCTTCCTCAACTTCCCTGACAATTACAGGAACCCAGTTGTAGCCGCTTAGTTTTAGGCGATCGGCTGCGGCTCTGATTAAGAAGCTGGACGCATTTATGCTTTCCTTAATGGTAATCTCTGACATGTGTAAATGCATTAGATTACCGACTGTAGTTAAATTCATTGTAAGAAATACTCTTTTGCTAATAACAAGTAATAATCGTGTGCAGTTTTATCCTTGTAGACAGAGGGAATTTTGGCGAATGTCGCACTAGCTATATTCGCATAGCTTGGTAACTCGAAGACAGTCCGGTCTTTACCTGATGCGTAACGAGGATAGAAATAAGGTAGTAAATCGAATGGTTTGGCATCTTTTTGAGACTGCTTTATTATGTCATCCATTGCCTTCTGAGCCACTTCTTTAGCAGCTTCGCTTATTTTTTCTCCGTTCCAAAATATGGGTAATGCGATCGGTGTACCATCTTTTTTGAATTCCTGAATCTCAGGGATATATTGTCTAATAGTTACAGAGGCATTATTTAAAGAAAATAAATTGTTGTGCTTTGTAGGAATGAGTACAACATCTGCTGCAAAAATAGCACTCATACTAAAAAACCTCCAATTTGGAGGAGAATCTATCAATATATAGTCGTAGTCAAGTTTGGCTTTATCTAAAACCTGTTTAAGCCTAGATATTTTGAATGATTTATATAAATCATTTTCGCTTTTGCTTCCCAGTTCTTCATCGGAAGGGATAATGTCAAAACTAAGAGTTTTCTTTAAAGTTTTAAATTGAATAGAATAAGGTGTTGCTACGTCTTTAATGGCAATTTGATTAGTTTTATCACTTAGTAGTGAATATAATGTCTTATGTCCGAGTTTTACATCTAAATAATTAGTTAAATCTTTTTGGTTGGGGTCAAAGTCAACCACTAACACTCGCTTGCCTTGGGTGGTCAAAATGGCGGCTAAATTAACCGTAGTTGTAGTTTTGCCTACGCCACCTTTATTGTTGTAAATCGCAACGGTTAAAGCTGCTGATGGACTTTGTATTTTCTGCTTAATTTTTCTAACAATATCGTTGATGTTGTCAGCTTTTATTTCCAGACATTCACTGGCAGGATGTATAACTTTTCCGTGTTTCCTGAACAATTGTGCGTGAGATGAATTTGTAAGGATACCCCATTCTGCGCTTTTGCATTGCGGGGATAGCAGGTATCTTTTAAGTTGTCTGAGAGTTGCCTTGTATTGAGTTGCGCCCTCGCTGAGGTTGATGTCTCTACCTTTGATCTCAATCAATACACTAGGGTTATTGCGAGTCTCCACAAAGATATCATTATCATCTTGGTTGCGACGTAAAGCGTAATCTACGGCTTCTGTCCCCGCCCCAGTATTGTACTGGGGATAAATCTCTACCGAGTTAAAACCAAGTGCTTTAATAAAGGGTCGTATGAATATTGTGTCTACCATGGCTTCTGGCGCTTTGTCAGGCAGGCTAATCAAAGCATCTTCAATTTCACTCATGTCGCGACCAAGTAAGTTTCCTTAATAACTTAGGTGAGTAGGTGTTAGCTCACATGTGATAAGGATCACGCTTTCCGAGTGTTCTAAATTCTTACAAATGTACTAGTACTAAATGCACCGTCACAAACAGTAGGAATTTTGGCATAGACAGCTTTATGACAAATTTTCCATAAAGTTGAGAGCGATCGCTTGACTAATCGACAAGCGGAAATAACAGTTTCGCTCTACCCTAGACAAGTATGGTTATATCGTTTATATTATGAATGAGTCAAGTGGCGTTTGTCGAGAAATGATACAGATAGATTTAAATGCGATCGCTACTGTTAACTGGTCTGAGGAAATGGGAGAGAAGTTGAGAGCCTATCGCCTCAAGTCTGGATTGTCCATGAGTCAATTGGTGTCTCGCATCCAGAACACCTACAGTTATCCAGTTACAAAGCAATATATTCAGATGGTCGAGCGTCCAACAGGAGATCGTCCACCCAAAACCGTGTCCTTTGAATTACTTAGATATATTTGCACTACGCTCGGTGCGGATGTGCGTGATTTATATGAATCTCCAAAAATTTCTCAAAAAATGACAAACGGGGGTTGACAAAATGACAAGCGCTGTTTTACTATAGAAATATAGAGAAGGCGATCGCGCTTCCGGTCAAAGATAGCAATCGCCTTCAAGCAAACCCCATAAAGGATTCACCGTTATTATGACACTTACATCTGTTGATTTACAACCCCTTACCCAGCGCCAAAAGAGCATAGTCGCCCAAGCGGTTAATATTCTTGAATTCCTGGTTCCCGTAATGGGAGAAGGCTTAACGAGTCTTCAAATCAAGCCAGAGGATGTTGCCGAAATTCTTTTGGATGAAAACCAAGACAGCTTCACCGTTACTACGATATACGGAAGCAATGTTTATGATTACAGAACATTTAAAGCAGCTTTTAATATCGCTAAAGCAAAAATAGAATTACTGGAATCCAAAATCGAAGTAGATAGCGTAGTTGATGCCGACTTTGGAACCCTATACAGAGTTTGGGAAAGTTACCACTTCCTTGGAACGTTTTACAGGGACATCAATGGTAAGTGGGTAGCTCAACCTTGTAACCGTCAATCAAGACGCTTTAGTACTTCAGATCAAGCACAATCTTTCGTAGTTGCTAGCCGCATACCTGCCTTGACAGCTGCATAAAAGTTTTTCCATCACCTTGAGGCGCATAGTACGCCTCTTTCCTAAATATTTGATCTAAACCCATGAACCAGCAAGAACGTCAAGACGCAATTGTTAACCGGCTTAAAGTTTCTAAGCCTTACTCAGAAAATACTAGCCAGTTAATCGAAGATATCAGAACCATAGCCGAGGATCTGAAGAGCCATCAGATTGACAACGTAACCAGAGCGAAAGTTTTTAGCGAACTAGGTGCATTTTTCTCAACATTAGCAGTACAAGAACTAACCAAATAAAGATAGATATGACAATACAGCCCACTACTGAATCATGCCCAACTTGTGGTTCTTATGAAACTACTTTTGATGAAGATTACGGCTTTTGGAAATGCTCGGACTGCCAAGATGTATGGGGTCGTCCAGAAGATGATCCTGACTACGAAGAAATCGAAGATTTTATAGACATGGAATATCAGGAAAATAGCCAAAATTAATCTCCAACCTTCTGGTAAATTTACCAGAAGGTTCCGAAAGTCTCTCTTTATGGGTAAATTCTGGTGAAGCCACTATTACTTTAGATGGCGCGGGTTTAATTCCCGCAATACCCAAAAACAACATTGGATTGGAGAACAAAAAATGAGAATTTTAAACTGCTTGGTAAACCACGAACTGACAAAGGCTCAAATCCAAGAGCTAGAAGAAGAATATGATAATCCTGCAATTATCGATCTCAAGTCTGAATATCCAGAAATTGCAGCCAAATTTGTTGATTTACCAGGCGATACAAATAAACTCAGAGAATTGGCTTCTGAGCTTCAAGCAATCATAGATCATGAATTTGATGAAGGCGATGGCGTGCTGATGCCAATCGGATCACCTGCATTTATGTTCATCTTCGCTAAGGAATTTACGCCAGTAGAAACTGTTTTTATCTTTGCTCATAGCAGCAGAATCAGCCAAGAAAAGACGGTAATCGAAGATACTTTTATTCCCGATTCTTACGGGTCTAAGACTGGAAAGCTAGAACCCAAAGAAGTAGTTAAAAAGTCTGCTACTTTCAAGCATGAATTTTTCTTTGAAATCTAATTCATGAATCTAAATCGATCAGGTATAATCCTTGATTTGAGGCTATACTTGATTGATTTACCTACCAAAATACAATCTTTAACGATCATGAATAACCTACCAAAAGGACTCCCTAAGCCGGGACAAATTTTCAATATTTCAGGGATAAATCTTAAATGCAAATCATCGGGCGGACTTCATAACGCCGTCGTTTATGAGGTGCTAGATCCAAATGGTGAAGCACTAGGAAGAATCTCGCAGACCTACAGCCAATATTGGCTAAATACTGTCAGCCGAGAAACTTTCCCGACACCCCAAGCCGCTATAGCCAGTTTAATGGTTAAAGTATTCGCAAAAATCAATTCTGAAGCTTTTGAGGTACGGGTCTTTAAGGAATTTCAATCAGAGTTGTTTGTGGTATGGGAGCAGGAAAATGATACAAAATTCTTTAGATATCAAGTTTCCCTGAGCCGCCAAAGTTGTAGTTGTAATAAATACGGTTGTACGCATTTATTGGCCGTTAAAAGACAGCCAAATGCAAAGCCTGAGATTATTCTGGATGGTGATTTTAATCAAATTTTGATTACCTATAAAGTCAATCCAGTTGTTCCAGTTAACTTGATTCAGCATGACCCCAATAAGCAATTCTGGTTTAATGACGTTTCCCCCAGAATCTTTGCTAACTATGTGGATGCGATGCTTAATCGTTCCCCTGTTGGTATTTACGCTGGAATGGTTGGTGGGAATGATTTGGTACTAGGAAAAGTGGTCAAAGACGTAGATTTTTCTGTAACTGACAGAACCGTACAATTCACTTTTCAAGATGGCTCGATTAGTCAGAGATTCTCAGAAGAAACAATACTACCAATACTCTATGAATAAGACTTGTACTCAATGCCGTTTTTGCACCGAAACCTCATACAAAGACCTCATTTGTATAAGACTTGGTATGGCAATTAATGACACGGGAATTGCGCCAGAATGCCCATTTTTCATTCAGAGAAAGGAATCTAAAAGTGAATGAATTTCGAGAAATTCTTAAACAGTTAAAAACCCCATTTCCACCCGAACAACACCAAGATCGCAGCCTCCCTGGCGGGGGAAGATGGTTTTACATTCCTTGGCAGAATATCCGAGAAAGATTAGACGAAATTTGTCCAGAATGGCAGATGTCATGGACCGAGCCATCTTATGTTGGTGATTTCTGCTGCATCAGCTGCACAATTACAATTTGTGGTATATCCCGCCAAGCTCCGGGCAATGCTCAGATTCAGTTACTCTCTAGCTCTGGCAAAGATATGAGCAGAGGAACGCCCCTTGAACGGGCGACGGCTGATGCCTTCAAGAATGCGGCTGAAGCTTTTGGAATTGCTCGGTACTTAGACGATCAGCCTTTTGTGGTTGGCTACCTCAAATCCAAAGGCGATATGAGGGGCTACAAATACCACCACGAGAATGCCCAGATCGAAGCTGGAGCTAGAGGAAAAACAGAAACGGTTAAAAAAAAGCGGGATGACCGTCCAGGCTCAATGCTTGAGGACATGGGAGATGGCAACTATCAACCAGTAAATCAACCTCAAGTAAGCCAAGTCTTGGGAATGATTTCAGAGCCTCAAATAAGACGGCTTTGGGCGATAGGACGTAGCGAGTTGAAATTATCGGATGAAACAATCAAAGCCGCGATTCTAAAAATGGGTTTTGAGTCTTCAAAGGTTATTCCCCAATCAAAATATGATTGGGTGATTAATTCCCTGCGCGATTTATCAAAAGCAAGTTTCTAGTGGAAGTTCCTTCTTCCACCTCATGGTAAAGTTTTACAAATGGAGATAGATAGATGTCGATATGTTATGGATACAATACGGTAGATGTACACCAGGATTCTTTTGAAAAATTAAAGAAGATTGAAATTTGGGCTTCTACTATAGAGGCATCAAATACAAGTAGTGACCTCAGTTATAAGGATATAAAAATCCTTGAGATCACGGATTTCACTAAAGAAATAGATGAGCGCATAACTTACAAAACCTGGATAATTTATTCCCACAGCCCCTTATCGGAGAGAAAAGAAGGAGAAGATCGAGCACGAATTTACTCTCATCCCAAGGGAGTAGGTTACGAAATAGTTTTGGAGCATTATTTTTTTAAAAGCATCAATTGGATCAAAAATAATCCCGATACAGGGATTTTGCAAATAGGTATTCATTGAAGGAGATATTATGTCTAAAGTAAAGGTTTTCTTTAACGTTGATGGGCAATTGAATAGGGATAGTGCAATTTGCGAATTGGTAGATATTTCCCAATAGTCAAACAAAAAATGGGAAAGGAGCAAACTGGGCGGGCGCGCAAGATATGTTTATCATCCATCAGGATTGTTCGCAGAAATGCCGCTACACGCCGTACAGAGTGGCTATAGTGGGATAAATTTTGGTGAAGTAATTAAGGATTAAAAAATGGGTTCTTCTAGGAAAGAAGATGTCAAAAAAGTGATAGAAAATCATCCAGAAGGCATCGGTACTTCTGGAGTAATGACAAAAGGTGGTATAGGCGCAGCCGAAACAGTAATTGCAAATGCCAAAAAGCTTGAAGAAGAGGGACTTGTTGAAGTCTCTCAGGAAAATTCAGGGCATAAAAAATGGACTTTTCGCCCAATTCAAAACGAGGAAATCAATGGCTAAATTTACAGATAAATCAATTCTGTCCGATCGCTTTGATTGTGCTTTAATATTTGCTTCCCAAGCTCACAGGATGCAGATCAGGAGGGGGACAGAAGCTCCTTATATTTCCCATTTACTGCAAGTTTGTGGCTTGGTATTAGAGTCTGGTGGTAATGAAGATGAGGCTGTATCTGCACTGTTGCATGATGCGGTAGAAGATGTAGATATCTCCCTCAAGTTAATTACAGATCAATTTGGCAAAAAAGTTGCAGAAATCGTCTACAATCTCACTGAAAATAAAGCAATAAGTGACAAGCGCGATCGTAAATCGCTTTACGCAACTAACATTGAGGAGTGTTTATTAAATGAATCTCTAGGATTGTCGGTTATCCGCGTTTCAATAGCGGATAAATTGCACAATCTTAGGTGCTACTCTAATAATCCTCAATTATTTGGTGAGGATGTAAGAGATTTTTATTATCAGCTTTTGGATGTTTACGGCAAGTTTTTCATGGGTGAAGAGGGGTTCAGTCATGATAAGTACCCCAACCTTTACAAGCAGTACGAAGAACTTGATCAATTGATGCAATATTTACTTGAAGATAATGACTAAAATTCTATTTCTAGACCTTGACGGAACAGTCCGTGAAACCAAAAGCGGCGCTACTTTTATCAATAAGCCAGATGATCAAAAGCTGATTGAGGGAGTACAGGAGACTATTTCTAACTATGATGGTTGGCGAATCATTGGCATCACCAATCAAGGTGGTGTAGCGACTGGGTTCAAGTCTTTAAAAAGTTGTCTTTTGGAGCAAGCGCAGACTCTGCAGTTGCTCCCAAGGATGGAAAGAATATATTTCTGTCCCGATAATGGCGAAACTTGCTATGAGGTGACACCCTCAATCGACTCTCCATGTGATTATATGATCTATAATCACGAATTTGTCAATACGTTTTCCCCTAGTCCTATTCCGTTGTTTAGAAAACCGGTGGAGAGGTAAAAGAAATTAAAATTCAACCCCAAGAGGTAAAATAATTTAAGCCCTTTTGGGTATTGAAACAAAATTACGGCTATGCAAGAAAAATTTTTACTTAGAATCCAAGACCTTGCTGAAAATTACTCCAAATTCATGGAGCTATCAGAGCAAGAGCAAGAATGGCTACTACCTTTAATGAGTAATGGCAACCGAAAAACCATAGAGATGCTGAAATTGATTTCAACTGAAAAACTGACTTTTGAGCAAATTGCTAATGAAATCGATTGTCATTCCACCACGGTCACCCAGAAGTTAAACGCTTTATCTAGAGGTGGAATGGGTATTGAAATAGATAAAGCGGCTTTTCTTCCTACTGGCAGACCTAGAAAATTGATAAGGAAGAGAAATAGACCATAATCTAAAACCTTTTGGAATCTACCAGAACTTATTGACGCTTGGGGTTGCATGGGGTTACTATTATATAAGGAAGAAAACCACTAGTAATCAAAGTGAAGCCAATGACTGGATTTCGAGGCATTGTCGAATTGCTCAAAAAAATGACTAACCCCCAAGCTGCATGGCTTGCGATTGAGGTTGAATTATTGCAGGAGAATACTGATGTATTTCTCATTGCAGGAGCGGTGTTAGAAACAATTCCGGTACAGGTAAAAGGATATGATCATTTTATCCGTGACATCAAGGAGTTAGCGGACAAAGCTTTGGAGATGTACCAAGAATATGGGAGTGCAGATTCGTTTAACAGCGATCGCCTGCGCCTACGATCTGCGATTTACGGGCTTTTGTCCAGCCCAAAGTCTGTTTAGTTCCCGGCTGCGGGACTGAGTTGTCAAAAAATAATAGAAGTGGCTTTTGTAAACAGCATACGGAATTTGCGCCACATCGAAAAAGCCGAAAAACAGCTAAATATCGCAGTCAACCAACACCCTAGAAGATTAGGGTGTTTTTCTTTTATAAAAATATTTTCATTCCCTTATTGACACTTGGGGTTACTTGGGGTTAATATTGGGATATGGAAAAAAGGAAAAATTTTATGAATAACTGGAAAGAAAAAAATAATCAATTAAAAATAGAAATCCTAGAATGGGCTAAAAAGATAGGAATGCCCAAAGACAAAGTGAAATTAGCGATTGAATTCATCGTTAATCATGCCGAAACTGAGGCACAGATAGCCTTAGAATGCGGCGATAAAATAGATTGTCAGTATTCCTCCGAGGATATTGAGGGAAAGTTTAGCCCTCAATACAAAAAACAAGTGCTTGAGTTCATAGCAGCTAAAGCACAATTGGAATTAGAAGCCATCAAGCACATAGAATCGCAGCGCACTTGGAAGCACCTTGCAGAATCGGCGCGTGATGATTTCGAGTACGAAGATTGGAAAGCGACTGAACCCGATGCAGAAATTGTGATTTACCCAGATCGCATTGAAGCTAAAAATCTGAAGGGCAAAGGAGTAGGCGATCGCCTACCAAAATCCCGCAAGTACGATGGCGCTGGAACATGGACAATTCCTCTCAGCCAATTAGATGCAGTTCAGAAATCCGGATATCCAGTCATCTATCACCCAGGCTGCTGAATTACCCTGATCTAAAACCTTCTGGTAAATTTACCAGAAGGTTTTGTTGTGCTGGCAATTTTGCACTACATATTTCGCAAAATTCACAATGTTCAAGTCCGCCAGGCAAGGAATCACTATCAAAATAGTGTTCTTCCCCGCAGTTGGCACAAACTATCAAAAATTAATGTTTCATCCATAATTCAAGATAAATAAAGCAATCTATACCCCAGCTTCAATCTCTCCAACAAGGCTGGGGTATTTCTGTTGTTCCATGTCGGATTAAGTCTATCAATTATCCAATTTTTACGACTATGGCATTTGTCTTTATGACAAGTTTTGCAAACAGGGAACACGGTCAGCCCTATTTTGTCATTGCCATAGCTCGCGTGATGTGATTCTTCGGACCGATTCTTTAAGCATACACAGCAAAGCCCATGAGTTGATCTATGGGCGATCGCGCATTGCCTCTTGTAGTTTCTGATGTTGCCATAGCGCTTACGATAGTTTGCTGTCATTCTCAATGACTGAAAATTGCCAGTTTGATTAAATATTTACGGAATCATTAACCAAATAGAAATTTGACGGACGATCGCTTTGGTGGCTTACTACAACCCAAGAAATTACCAGGTAAGAAATGCCCATCAAAGCGAAGAAGTAAATCGCGAAGGGTAGTAAATGTTTTAGCTTCATCTATTCCTCATTTACCTTTGGTAAAATATTCATAAATAACTTTTAGTTGCTCATCATTAAGCGATCGCCCAACTAATTCTTGATACATGGTCTTTAATTCGCTTGGTGAGAAGTCCCGGTTAATATTTTTAATCCACTGCCAAATCTGTTCCTCCCAATCAGCAGCACTGCGATCGTTTTCTTCATCGGTTTCGACTGATTGAAATCCGAACCTAAACTCAGGGCGTGATAGATCAATCCAAGGAATAATTTTTATCTCTGGGGATTGTCCCAGGCGACGGACTACGCAAGCGAAACCGTCTTTGGACCCTAGCGTGGATTGTACTTGCTGCTGCTCGACAAGTAATTTTTTAGGGTTGAAATCTGCTGGAAATCTAGTATTAGGGTCTGATAAAGATGCTCCCAAGCATAGTACATCCATCTGAAACAAGATTGATGAATCAATACCAATAATCTCTTTTTTGAGCGAGTGCAACCCTATGGTCAGATTTATACCGTATTTTCTGCCTTCATTTTGGGATTGAGCGATGATGCCCAAGACTTCTTTCCTCTGGTCGTCGCTCAATGAAATCATGAAAGCCTCAAACTCATCACAGATAAACTTGAACTCGAAAAATTCTTGATGATTTGCTTTTATCCCTTGTTCTACCCTGGTGGCAAGCAACTTTTTTGCCCGTCGGAACAGTGCAAATATTTGCTTTGGGTCTTTAGCCACATAATTGGACTCCAAGATTTCAGGGGGAATTCCTGGTAGCCACTCGGATTCTTCTGCATCGTAATGCCTGTCCCCGATTCTTAATTCACCGTTGGGGGTTTCCCTTAGAAACTCTATGGCTTCATAAGCCAAAAATCTTGATTTACCACTACCTTTGGCTCCAAATACAACCTTGGAAGCTTTGATAAAGTCACTGTTTAACCAGCCGTAGTCAATTTTGGGCTGTAAATCGCTAGCCATATCCTCTAGCGACGTTTGAGGTGAAGGAGACAAGGATTGAACGGGATAAGCAACGGTTTCTATTGGCTTAGGCAGCTCTACGATCCCATGCATCCCAAAATCATTAACCCATCTAGCCTTTTGGTATTCTGGCTGCTCCTCGATAAAATCGCTAAGCGCCTGCTTGCCTTTAATTTTTTGCCGTGCGGCGTGGTATGCCAGCTCGTTTCTTAAGAATTCCTCCAGTAACTTGCCGTCTGCTTTCTCAATAGACCTAAATATTTTTTCGTTCCCTTCTTTGAACTTAGCAGCAGCCGTGTAGGTCGCTGCTAAACCAATTCCATAGAGAAACAAAATATTCTTACTAAATCGGTCCATATTTGGGCAAAAAATAGGTAGCAAAGTGCTACCGACCGAAACTAATCCTACTAATGACAATAGAACTCTATCTAGAGTTATTTTTTGGCGTAATGATTCCCTTAGAACGCCAAAAGTATTGTCGGGAATTTCAACCCCTGACAGCTTCTGGATTTCCCGTAACACCTGCGTAAACTCCCAGAGAAATGAAGAAAATTATTAGAGCAATCAGTATTATCGATGGCGAAAAAGCAGCTAACAATAATTGCCTATTCGTATGCCTCCCCTTGTTGTAATAACCACACCAATTCGAGTAGCCCAAAGCAAGGGAAGACAATACAAGCAAAAAGATTAAGGCGATCGCGCCAACCCTTGTATTTTCACCAGTGGCTAAAAACCCTAAATAAATTGTCGTAGAACAGGATAGAAGGACTAATCCAAAGTGAAATTCTTTAATCATGAAATATTAATTATCTCCCCTGCTGCTTGATATTCAGATTGATAACCATCGAATCGTGCTTGAGTCCTACCAACGCCAAATTCATATCGAGAAATAGCTTTTCTGTGGGTTGATTGGAGTTCCCTGAATGTCTGGTCATGACCCATCATTTTCTCGGAGTGCTTTAGTTTGATTTCTTCATTTTTTAAAGCAGCAGTAACAACCTTGTCGGAAGCGTCAGAATACTGCTGAAGTATTTCATTTTGAGCGGTCATTTGCTGTTCTTCTCTGTCTGCGTTATAAACCTCCACTTTGGTAACTCTTTCAGGGAGTGCGTAATAACCTCTTATGCGATCGCTGTTGGTGGTGTTTACCTCGCGAGGATCGCCCCCGATTCCCAGTTCCGATGATCTGTTGTTGGGTACAAGTCCGCCCAGCAAATTCTGTATTATGTTGCTCATGGCTAGTTTGTGATGCTCTTAAATAAATCGTCAGTCCGATAATTCCGGTCAACAAAAGGAAGAAGTGAATCGCTAGAATTGTCAGGTTTGACTGACGGGCGATCGCCTCCTCGGATAATCTCTTGGTTTCCTCAAGCTTTCGCTCTTGAGATGCTCGATGGTCAGAGCTAGTTAACAAATCTGTGTTTTCTAGTAGCTCTTGAATGGTGGATTGGTTACCACTAATTTTTAATTCACCAGCTCGTGTAAACGTAACTTCTGCTTGCTGGCTGCTGTTCGTTGATGATCGAGGTGTTAGGTCTAGTTGTTGCATATGCTAAAGCCAGTATTAAAGCGAGGCTTTGAATCGTTATGGCTGCGTACAACCAGTTACTCGGATGTAGCTGTCGCGTGACTGCCGAAAATACCAACAACAAATGCTCTACCTGCTTGACGAAATGCCTGCGGGTCTCCCTCCAGTGCCAAAGCTTTCTGTGCTACTAGGTCTTGGATTCGTTTTGGAGCATTAGCGATCGCGCCTACTATTTCATCAGAGGTATGTTGGGCGTAACCTTCCACACCTTCTAGAATTGGATTTTTGAATGCTTCGATGGAGTCGGATACCTCTCTCGAAGCATGGGCGATCGCTTCCTCTGCTGATACTGCGGATGTTTGAGTGGTGAATTTCTTGGCAACTTTACCTTTCTTGGTGGTAGTTGCTTTAGCAGAAGTGCTAGGGGCGATCGCAGTTCCATCCCTCTGAGCTAAGGCGAGGTCTACAATCTCGGAAATGTCCTGCTTGCTCAAATCGTCAAGGTTCTTACCGCTTTGGGCGGCTACTTGGTTAATCTGATCATCATTGAAGCCTTTGCTCTTAAGAATGAGTTTTAGGTCATCCATTCGCCTTTTCCTTAAATTCAAATTGGGTTTGTTCGATAATTTTCATTACCCATTTTTTCAATTGCTCTGGCTGATACCAAGTATTAGCATCTTTGCGTAGGGGACATTTGATTTGCCGTCCCCATTTATAAAGTGTCGTGTCCGAGGGTTTCGGCTCCAATCTGCAAAGTGACTCATATAAATCAAGTCCATTGCAGGTTGCATTGGGCAAATTTTCAGAAAGAAATTGATATCTTTTGGCATCGGCTAAGGTTACGCATCTAGTTGGGTTTTTCTTCCTGAGTATGGCGTAAGCTTCCACTAACGGAAGATAAACCATATCAGATTCATCCTGAATATCGAGCCTGACCTTAACCCTGTACCAGGTGCGATCGCTGACTTCGCATCCTAGCGCACGCTCGTAGCTGATTCTTAAAGCTAGTGACACACGCTCTTTTTTGACTATCTTTCTCCGAGACTCCTGATTTTAAGTGGCTTTGACAGACTGAGAGCCTCTGTTTTGAGCAAAATTTGGTTTACCAAGGGTTATTTTCTGTTAAAAACAACGGAAACACAAGGTTTTAAGCTCTGACAGATTCTCGGTCTGTCATGGCAATAATAATGACTTCTTTGAATAAAAGAATCAAGAAAATATATATAAAATTATGTATATTTATTTATGCAGTTTACTCATCATCAGATGAGTATTTTGGTAGTACTCCCAATGCCTCCTTAATTAAATAAAGCTGGTGAGCAAGTACTAGATAGGGATCGATATACGCTGGATATTTCTTTTGCCCGCCATCCCATCGCCAGTTAACTTCAATCGATCTAAAAGATACTGTATTGTTTAGAAGCCTACGAAGCTCCACAATACAAGCTTTTTTATAGCCGTACTCGCCTGGGAGTACACCATAAAGCTTAGGTATCCAAAGTTGGCAAAATTCATCAATACCCACTGTCTGTCCTTGGATTTTGTTAACGTAAATTTGGGTTGTTATCGCCGCCATAATATATATAAAATAATGAGTATACTAAAACATTATTCTATATCGATTTAGGGTAAAGATACCACCAGAGCATACCAATGATCCGAGTATGACCGAATTAACTCAAATTCCTATTGCTTTTTATGTATCAGGCTTTCCTCGTATACATTACGTTCTTGATCCTCGGTGATCCACTTATTGTAGATTTTCATAAAAATAACTGGGTTGTGTCCGGCCCATCCTGCTGCTACAGTAGGCGGGATTTTGTACTTTGAAGCAGCACGAATACACCAAGCATGGCGCAAGCAGTAGGGAGTAAAAGCTATTTTCCTGCGTCTGAAAAATCTAGAGGCGTTATCTCCATAGTCTTTGTAAGTTTTCCCATTGTTTCGTGGCTTCTTGATATTCCATAGCTTCCAATCAGCTGCCCACTGTGGATTGTATGGATATGTGGTTCTCGGTCCTGTTTTACCCTCGCTCACCTCTAAAATATGCGGGTAATTGGGAGAAATTGAGCAGAAAAATACCTCATGAGGGCGCACCCCATAAGCCGCCATCACCCCATAAGCCCACTGCCAATTAAGGTTGTTAGCTAAAGATTCTCTGACATCTTCAATTTCTTGGTCTGAAGGAATATAACGGGGTGTAGTTTTATCAAAACTGTAGTTACCCACATACGCGCTCAAGTCTATATCTAACCCCGCAAACTTTGCCAAGGCTTCTAATTTCTCGGCCATCAGCTTACGCTTTCTCGTGTTTGCGCTGGTTTTGCCAACCGCAATAATTAAATCTTCGGTGGAAAGCGATCGCCCTTCCAGTAATTTCCACGCTGGTATGTAATCGCATTTCCACGTCTGCTCAGTAGTCGGGGTTCTACCTCTACGCGAGTAGTAGTCTTCCTCGAATTTGGCGATCCAAGCCTCAGTATCTGACTTTTGTTCATCTATTGGTAGCGGTTCTAGAAACTCAGTCCAGACAAATTTGTCTTGAGCCAATAACCCGCCGATCTCCCTCGCCCTAGCTTCTGCCTTTTGTAATCCCGCAGGATTCCCGTAAATCCCCAGAGAGAGATACTGTTGATGCCAGTTAGTTTTGCTGCTACCAGGCTTGGGAGGGAAAGTAGCGCGGAGGCTAAGGCGATCGCCCCGCTGACAAACGACGACACCTGTTTTACCAGCCTTTAACCTTGCGTTAACTTCCCCCAGTGTCCACTTAGCCATTTTGAACTAAAGCTGAACTAAATTAAAGTAACATTCTGGCACATCTGAGCACATCCAGGCACATTCAATACTAAATTTAGTACTGGAGAGATCCACGATAATTAAAGGTTAAAAACGACAAAACCCCTGATTTCTCAAGGGTTTCAGGCTTAAAGCCGATAATGGGAGTCGAACCCACGGCCTGCTGATTACGAATCAGCTGCTCTACCAACTGAGCTACATCGGCGCATACAGCTTAAGATTATAGCATTATTTATTTATGGTAGACGAAAAT